AGGCGTCCGTGTGTGTGACCCGGGGGTAGGGAGGTTTGTAGTGCCGTTCGCCAACACGACTGTTCGGAATCGTCGCCGCGCTCAGGTTCGTCAGCGTGACGGTGATGCTCCATGCGCGTTGCGGATCACGGCGGATTGCCAGGCACTGGGCGGGGTTATCGACTATGACGCTCGCCCACCTCATCCGCGGTCGTTTGAGGTTGACCACATCGTGAGTTCTGTTGAGGCCGCGCGACTGGGCTGGTCTCAGGAAGATTCGGATGGGCTGGATAACTGCCAGGCAGTGTGTCGGCAGTGTAATCGCGCGAAGTCGTCTGGGGATCGTGCTGTCCCGGAAGTGAGGGAGTCGTACGTGAATCCGCGCTTTGCCTAGACCTTGCACCAGGCTTTTGGTGCGCCACGCTGACGTCGGGCGGTTAACCGGCGGGTCCGAGAGGATATGTGATGGCTGAGTACAGCACTTTGAATGAGGCGATGGCCGCTGGTGATGAGCTGGCGGAGGCGGAGATTCGTTACCGTCTGTTGGCTGAGGCATTCGAAGAAGAGCCGAAGCTTCGTTCGCAGTTGAACCCTGCGATTGAGAAGGCGAAGGCGGAGATTGTTCGGTTGCGGGCGCTGACGCAGGGGTCGGAGTCGGCTCCGACTGAGTCCGGCAAGGTTGTGGCGTTCGATGCCGACCGGTTCCGGAAGTCGGGTTAACCCTGCGCCGCTTGTCGATATTGCTCGCCAGTGTTTCGTCCCGGATGACATTTCACATACCCGCTACTACGAGCTGATTGCCCCAGAGCTCCCCGGTATGGGTGTGGAGTTTGATCGCTGGCAGGAAGACATTTGGTACGCGGCCTTGGGTTTGCGTGAGGACGGCACGCTGGCGTGCGACGTCATGGGTGTGACGTTGAGTATCGCGCGGCAGGCCGGCAAAACGTGGGGCATCATGGTCGGGCTGATCGCGATCTGTTTGTCTCGTCCGGGCACGTTGGTGGTTTGGTCTTCGCATCATGATCGGACGTCATCGGAGACGTTGACGAAGATCGCGGGGATTGTGGAGAAGCCGGCGATCAGGCCGAAGATGCGTCCTATGCATCCTGTGGTGCAGTCTGACGACAATCGGGGTGTTCACTTCGCGAACGGGTCACGGATTTTGTTCGGCGCCCGGGCTCAGGGTTTCGGTCGTGGCTTCTCGGAAGTTGATATTCAGGTTTATGACGAGTGTCAGAACTTGAAGGAGTCGGCACTGACGGACATGCTCGCCGCGATGAACGTCTCCGAGATTGGTTTGGCGTTCTTTATGGGTACGCCGCCGCGGCCGCAAGAGGTTGCGTTGGGTGTGCATGATGCGTTCAAGCGTCGTCGTGATCGTGCGCTGGAGCAGAAGAAGCGCCGCCCGTTCAAGGGTGTGTATGTGGAGTTCGCTCCGGAGTCTCCCGATGATGTTGTGGCCGATATTGATGCGCCGGGTTTCTGGGATCGGTTGGCTGAGGCTAATCCGTCGTTCGGGCATCGTGTTGGTAAGTCGGCGATTGAGCGTCTGGTGGAGAACATGTCTCCGGAGGATGTTCGTCGTGAGGTGTTCGGGATTTGGGATAAGACGAACGAGGTTTCGTCGGTTGTTCCGGGCGACCAGTGGCGGTCGCTGTGCTGCGACGTGGACGATCTTGGTGACGTTTCAGCGTTCGGGGTTAGTGCAACCAGGTCCGGATGGTTCTGGATTGTTGCGTGCTGGTCTGGTGTCGACGATGGGGTGCATGTCGAGATCGCTCTTGGCACGCAGTCTGAGGTTGAGGCGGTGGATTTCCTGCGCGCGTACGCGTCTCGGAAAACGCCGATCAAGCATGATTCGGTTGGTGCGGCGAAAGCGTTGGGCGAGAAGCTGAAGCAGCTGAAGTTTAAGTCTTCGGTGTATTCGTCTAACGAGTCGGTCGCTGGCAATGCGTTGTGGGTGAGTCTTGTTGATCAGGGCCGTTTGACGCATGGCGGCCAGGCTGAGCTTGATGTGGCGGTGCGTGGGGCTACGCGTAAGGATCGTCCGTCCGGCGGGTGGATGATGATGCCGCGTGCTGAGTCGTTTGATATTGGCCCTGCGATAGCGATGTCGGCGGCGGTGTACGCGGCGGTGACGTCGAAGCCGCGCAGTTCTGGGGGCGCATCGTTCGCCTGAGGTTTTGGTGACCTAACTACGGAAGGGAGGTGTAGCTGCGATGCTTGATGATCGCGAGATACGCGATGTGATCGCCGCAATGTGGCAGATTCACCTCTCCGAGCGTTCATGGCTGGACCGTATCGGCGACTACGCGAAGGGTATCCGTGGGGTTCCAGAGGTTCCGGAGTCGGCGGAGCAGGAGATCAAAGATCTAGCTCGGCTGTCAGTGAAGAACGTTCTAGGTTTGGTTGTAGATTCGTTCGCCCAGAATCTGTCGGTGACCGGGTATCGGTCTGCGGATGCGCAGGATAACGATCCGGCGTGGCGAATTTGGCAGGCGAACCGGATGGATGCTCGCCAGTCGTCGGTATATGTTCCTGCCTTGACGTACGGGGCGTCGTACGTGACGGTGACTGCTGGCCCGAATGGCCCGGTGTTGTCGCCTCGGTCTCCGAAGCAGATTCTGACGGCGTATGTCGATCCTGTTGCTGATGAGTGGCCGCAGTATGCGTTGGAGATGTGGGTCACTCAGGTTGATGCGAAGTTGCGTCGCCGCGGACGCCTATATGACGACGAGTTCGCCTATGACCTCGATCTTGGTGAGGTGGCGGATTCTGATCCGCTGGTCAGGAGTGCGACGCTCCCGATCAGTGTTGCTGTTGACGGTGATCCCGTTTCTCACGGGGCGACGTACGGCGGTGAGCCGGTGTGCCCGGTTGTGCGGTTCGTGAATGGCCGTGATGCTGACGGCGCGATTGTTGGCGAGGTGGCACCGTTGATTCGTGATCAGCAGGCGATCAATTCGGTGAATTTTGATCGTCTGGTGGTTTCGCGGTTCGGGGCGTTCCCCCAGAAGGTGATCACAGGGTGGACGGCATCGCCTAGTGAGATTCTAGCGGCGTCCGCTAAGCGTGTGTGGGCTTTTGAAGATGAAGACGTTGACGCGAAGGCGCTTCCTGCTGCGGATACGGGTCAGTACAACGACATTCTGGATGAGATGATCCAGCATGTTGCGATGCGGGCGCAGATTTCGCCGGCTCAGGTGACGGGCAAGATGGTGAATATGTCCGCTGAGGCTTTGGCGGCTGCTGAGGCGAATCAGCAGCGGAAGTTGCAGGCTAAGCGGGACAGTTTCGGTGAGTCGTGGGAGCAGGTTTTACGTCTGGCTGCCGAGATTGATGGCGATGAGGAGACTGCGGCTGATTCTGGTGCTGAGGTGGTTTGGCGGGACACTGAGGCTCGTGCGTTCGGCGCTGTCGTCGATGGGATTACGAAGCTTGTCGCGGCGGGTGTGCAGTTGCGGGATGTGGTTCATTTGGTTCCTGGGTTGTCGCAGCAGCAGATCAAGGCGATCAAGGATTCGATTCAGCAGTCCACTGTTGTTGATCTGGTGTCGAGCATCAGGCAAGGAGCGGCAACGGCTCAGCGTGATCCCCAAGTGGGGGATATAGCAGGTAGGACAGTTGCCCAGCCCGACTGACGCCGACGCTTTGCAGCAGGTTCTATCGGACTTGGCGACGCTGAACACATCTCAGCTCGTGCAACTGTGGCGGTCATACTCTGACATTGCGGAGTTCGATCGGATTGTCTCTGCTGCGTTGCCTGAACTTGTAGCTCCGCAACTGTCGGCAGCATCAATGGTCACAGCGCAGTGGTACACCGAAACCGCGCCGCAGCTGCCATATAAGGCGTCACCGGTCATCGAACCGATACCAGAAGACCGCATTCAGAAAACGGTGTCGTGGGCGTTCCACGCCCCCGGAGAAGCCTCTCCACTGGACCGGCTCGCAGGGTCTACACAGCGGATGGTGTTCGACGCCTCGCGGGAAACAGTTCTTGCCAACCTAGAGAACGAAATCGCCGCCGCTGGATCGCCATTTCCAGCTAGGACCAGATGGGCACGCTACGCGTCGGCTACAGCATGCCCGTTCTGCCGGATGCTCGCCACACGCGGAGCAGTGTACTGGTCCAGAGAATCAGCCGGGGCATCAACCAAGTACCACGACCACTGCCGCTGCATCGCCGTCCCAGTCCGCCCGGGCCAGTCATACGAGCCTCCACCGTATGTGGACAAATGGGAAGACGACTACCAAAACGCCGTCACTGCCGCCCGCGAGGACGGAGAGACGAAAGGCGCCCACGGCGCGATCGACACGAAAGCCGTTCTACGGCGCATGACTTCAGCCTGACACTTCAGGCGAAGGCGCGGACGACCTGCGCTATCAGAAATGGTCGGGCCACTCCAATAACGCGGAGGTTATATCACCATGCCCGAAGAGGCTGAAAACACCGTCGAAGACGGCGCAACAACCCAACCCGGAAACGGGGACGAACAGCAGAGCTCGTTCAAACCCATCACATCTCAGGACGAGTTCGATCGGATCATCCAGCAGCGAATCGCACGCGAACGAAGCAAATTCTCCGATTACGACGACCTGAAGTCGAAAGCCGAAGAGCTGGACAAAATCCGCGAGGGCGAAAAGACCGAGTTGCAGAAACTCACCGAGCAGCTGCAATCAGTCAGCTCACGGGCGGAAAAGGCAGAACGCGACCTTCTCGTGACGTCAGTGGCGGCCGAGAAAGGTGTCCCAGCGGCCAGCCTCACGGGTAGCACCAAAGAGGAACTGGAAGCCTCCGCTGATCAGCTGATCGCATGGCGTGATCAGCAATTGCAACAGCAAGCCCCAAAGCTCAAACCGCCTGCAAAGAACCTGAAATCAGGAACAACAGGCACTGAGACCGCAGACCTGGACCCGAAAGCAGCAGCAGCTGAAGCTCTGCGTCGGATGCGGGCCGGCGGTTAACCCAACCATCGAAACCCGTTCGAGGATCGGCCTCGGCGGAAAACCATGAAAGGAAGGCCATCATGGCTGACATTTCACGTTCCGAGGTCGCGACCCTCATCCAGGAGGCCTACGCAAACGACCTCCTGGCGTCCGCGAAGAAGGGATCGACTGTGTTGCAGGCGTTCCCGACTGTCAACATGGGCACCAAGACCACTCACCTGCCCGTCCTGGCGACCCTGCCTGGCGCTTCGTGGGTGTCGGAGTCCGCGACCGAACCTGAGGGTGTGAAGCCGACGTCTGAGGCGACGTGGGCCGACCGGACCCTGGTCGCTGAGGAAGTCGCGGTCATCATTCCCGTTCACGAGAACGTGGTTGATGACGCATCGACCTCGCTGCTGGAAGAGATCGCGGCTCTTGGCGGCCAGGCGATCGGTAAGAAGCTCGATCAGGCTGTCATCTTCGGCACCGACAAGCCGTCGTCGTGGGTGTCGCCCGCGCTGCTCCCGGCGGCCGTCGCGGCAAACCAGGACTACACGATCGTTCCGGGTGACGCGAACGAAGACGACCTGATCGGCTGCATCAACCGGGCGTCGAAGGCGGTCGCGGCAGCCGGGTACATGCCTGACACGCTGCTCGCCAGCCTGGGATTCCGTTTCGACGTGGCGAACCTTCGTGACGCGAACGGTAACCCGATCTTCCGCGATGAGTCGTTCAACGGGTTCGGTACCTACTTCAACGCCAACGGTGCGTGGCCTGTCGGTGTCGCTGAGGCGCTGGTGGTGGATTCCTCGCGAGTTCGGATCGGTGTACGTCAGGACATCACCGTGAAGTTCCTCGATCAGGCCACGGTCGGATCGATCAACCTCGCTGAGCGTGACATGATCGCTCTCCGGTTGAAGGCCCGCTTCGCGTACGTGCTCGGCAACGGCGCGACCGCGGTTGGCGACAACAAGACGCCCGTCGGCGCTGTCGTCCCGGATGGCAGCTAAGGCGATAAGCGAATGTCACTGGCGGATATCGATGACCTGAAGTTGGTTCTCGGGCGTGAACTGACGCCGGACGAAGCCACTCGTGCAGGTCTTCTGCTCGAAGAGGCGTCCGATCTCGTTGTCGGGTACCTCGGGTGGGAGTCGATTCCTGACGTGATTCCTGGTGCTGTGGTGAGGGTGGTGGCGCAAATTGCCGCTACCGCCCTCACTGCACCTCAATCGCCATACCCCGAAGGCACAACCGCATCTGCTGGCCCGTACTCGTTTAAGTGGGGCGGTGATTCGTCAAACTTGTACCTTACGAACGCGCTCAAACTGCGTCTGCGGCCATACCGCATATCGATGAACAGCATCCCGCTGGGTTCCGACAGGTACATGCCGTGACGTTCCCTACTCCGTACACGGTGACGCACTATCCACACATCGGTGACACGTCGGATGGTTTGGGGAACACGATCCCCCAGTTCGGTGCCGGGGTGTCTGTTCCAGTGATCCAACTGGCCCCGCATGTGCAGGTGGTGGGGACGTATTCGATTGTGGAAACCGAAACGATCGATGTGGACCTGTACTTGCCGCCCGGTTCGCCGGTGAAGGTGAAAGACCGTGTCGGGTACGGGTCAGATGTGTTCGATGTGGTTGCGGTTCGTGACTGGAACATGGGTTTTCACGGTTGGGCGCCGGGTTTGGTGGCGGAGCTGCGGAAGGTGTGATGAATCGTGGCTAACGGTCCCTCCAGGAAAAATCCATTGGCGAAGTTCGGTGTGCGGCTGGACGATTTCGACAAACTGCCTGAGGTGAATCAGGGCGTCAACGAGTTCATGGACGAGGTTGTTGACGCGTGGAAGAACAATTCTCCCGTGGGCACCGGTGCCTACCGTGATTCTGTTCAGGTGACGGAACGTTCCACGAACAAGGGTCGCGGGAAGGTCGGCGCGACTGATCCGCAGGCGCATCTCGTGGAGTTCGGGTCGGCGCACAACGACGAGTACGCGCCTGCCCAGAAGACAGCTAAACAGTTCGGCGGCACCGCGTATGGCGACTGATTCAGCGCCGAGTATCCACCGTGTACTGGTGGCGTGGCTGTCCCCTCTGGGAAAGGTTTCTACCCGCCGCTTGTCGGGTGATCCGTTGCCGCATCGTGTGGTTCGTCGTGTCGATGGGCGTGATGTTCCCGAAGAGGGCAGCGATTCTGCTGTCGTGTCGGTGCACACGTTCGCCGCGTCTGATGAGGCCGCTGAGAATGAAGCCGAGTTGACGCATCAGCGGATGTTGGAGCTTGTCTCTGATCCGCTGGTGGAGATACCGCTCGGCGGTGGTGTTGTTGCGCGTATCGACTACGCGCGTGTGCTGATGAAACCGGTCCTCGTCGAGTATGACGACGACGGTCACCTGGTGCGGCATGTGGGCCGCTACGAGATCGGTGTTCAGTACATCTAGTTGAAGTTTCAGCCCTGACAAGGGGCCTGGCGGTAACGCCGGGTCCCTTTTTGTTCGCCGGAAATTTTCGCAATCCGGTCCCTTATCCAAATGAGAGGAGCGTCCCTATGACGCAGCCATTGACCGGCACCGACTGGAGCGCCGGCGGATTCACTGACATTCACAAGCCGTTCATCGAGCGTGGCGGCCTGCAGGCGGTGTTCATCCGCGACAACCGCGGTGCCGCGACGGACATGTCGCCGTTCGAGGATGATTGCGTGACGGTGAAGTGGTCGCCGTTTGCGCAGGACGGAAAGCTTCGCGACGACCTTTTCATCCGCCGGAAGGTGAACGGCAAGTACGAGTACAACACTGACCCGAATGAGGGCTGGTGGCACATCGGCTGCAACCCTGAGGATGGCGGTGCGGAACGTGAACCGGACGTCACCTCTGACGATCTGATGGTGTTGCAGTCGAAGTTCCCGGTCGATTCTGAGGTGACGGAGAAGTCGTACTCGGTGCGGTTCGTGGCGCTCGGTACTGCTGATCCGCTGATTCACCGGCTGGAGTCGGAACTTCCGTTGTGCGACAACGCGGGTAATCCGCTGGTCGCGCTTCCCGGTACCCCTGACTACGGTGAGGGTCCGCTGCTGGACGCGGATTCGGCGGAGTACCAGCTGCTGCTGCTGTACGCGCGCCGCACCTCGGGCGGGTTCATTTACCGCGCTGAGGGTTACCCGGCGGTGAAGCTGGACGACCAGGCGTCGAAGCAGCGGTCGAAGACCGACCCTGACGCGGCGGACCTGACGTACAAGGTGCTGCCGAACGAGTACTTCATGCGGCCCGATCCGGCTGGGACGATTGCACTGGTTCCCGGCTACTTCTACGTGTGGATGGGTGGCCCCGGATGGGCTGAGCAGTACTCGGACGGCAGCTAGCCAGAAAAGCCCCTGCCGGGTGGGTGTTTGTGGCGCGCCGCATGGTGCGTCCGGGGCTGGCCCCCACCCGGCAGGCCACTCTCCTCAGCCCCGTCTTTCAGCCCCGTGATTGCGTGAAAGGAAGCCCCAAATTCTCATGACTACTTCGAAGCCCACCAACAATGGCGCCGCGGCCCGTGAGCAGGCCACCGAGTTTGATTCCCCGTTCGCTGATCGTGTCCTTCGGTTCGACGACGGAACTACGATGTCGATCCCGCCTCACCCGAATCTTCGGATGCTCGACGACGACGCTCTGGAAGCTTACGAGGCGTACCTCGAAGAGATCGAAACTTACGACCGGGAACCTGACCTGTACATCCCGGAGCAGACAGTTAAGGACCGAGACGGCAACGAGATGGTGTTGCCGGCGGAGACCCGCCCCGGCGCGGTGAAAGGCCCCCCGTACTACAAGGACGGTAAGCGTGTGTCGCCGCCGCGTGAAGTGCGGATCGTTCAGGTCGTGCTGGGCATGGACTCCTACGAGGTGTTGCGGTCGAAGAAGATCAACGGGCGTCCCGCTGGTGCCCGTGATGTGTGGCGGGCGTGGACCGAGCAGGGCTTCACAATCGCGGAGCGAGCTGAGTCCGACTCGAAAAGTGATGGAGGCCCAGTGGTTTTGGAGACTGTATCCGAGGCAGATAGCGAGTGATCTGCGGCGCTTCTTCGGGTTGAGTGTTGCGGATTGGCATCAGGGCAGGCTGTCCAGTTTGGAGTTGCTTGACCTGTTCGGGGTGCGGTTCGTGGACAACGCCGAGGAACGCGTTCGGGAGTTGTATGTGGATTTCGCTCCTGTTGATGGTGCGGTGGCGCGGGCTGTTCGTGGTGGGCGTTGGTCTGAGCCGGAGTTGATCGCGGCGGAGACGTATAACGAGATCGCCAGGTTTCGAGCGTCGTTTCATGCGTCGAAGAGTCGTAAGGCTGTGTATGAGCCGTTTGCGTTTGAGGATCCGGTTGATCGGCTGGAGAAGGCGCGTGCGTCGGTTGAGGCGCATGAGTTGCAGCGTGAGGTTGAGGCCGATCTGTTCGGCTGGTGACGGGGAGGTGAGTGTCTGATGTGTGCTATTGATGGATGCGATCGACGAGTCTTCTCCCATAAGAACGGGCTGTGCGCAACACATGACCGATACCTGCGCCGGTTTGGCATTGCGGAGCCGACGCTCCAGCAGAGATTGTTTGCGAAGGTGGACAAGTCTGCGCCAGGTGGGTGCTGGCTTTGGACGGGCGGAACTACTAACCATGGGTATGGGAGGTTTAATAACCTTTCGCCGCACCGTCTTTGCTATGAGTGGGCGCACGGAGAGATCCCGCCCGGTATGGAGATAGACCACATCTGCCACGTCACTCTGTGTGTCAACCCGGATCATCTTCGCGTTACCACCGCGAAGCAGAATCGTGAGAATAGATCCTCTGGGTGGGGCAGGAGCGGAGTGCGTGGCGTGCGTTTCAAGGCTGGCAAGTGGGAGGCGGTCGTAGTTCATAACCGTCAGCACATTTACTGCGGACGGTTCGAGAGCAAAGAGTCCGCCGCTGCGGCCGCTAAGGCGAAGCGAATCGAACTGTTCACTCATAACGACGGTGACCGGGGAGCGTAATGCCTATCTACGTCAACATTATTTCCCGTCTTGATGAGCGTGCTGCTGCGGTGGCGGCGAAGAACATTGAGCGTGAGATGGAGGCGGCTGGGGCGCGCGCGGGGTCGTCTGCTGGTCGTGCGATTGGCGAGAATGTGGGCCGGGAGGCTGCTGCTGCTGGTCGTAATGCTGGCGAGCAGTTGTCGCGTGAGGTTGATCGTGCGACGCGTCAGGCTGGTTCTCGTATTGTTGATGGTTTTTCGTCGCATGGTGTGTCGGCGGGCCGGGGGTTTGGTTCGTCGTTTGGTTCGTCTTTGGTGTCGTCGTTGCCTGTGGCGGGCCGGTTTTCGGCTGCCCTGTCGGGGTATGAGGGTGCGGCGTCGAAGGCTGGCGCGTTGGCTGGTCGTGCGTTGGGCACGGCGTTCACGGCGGCCGCGACGGGCATTATCGGCGCCGCCGGTGTTGCCCTGTTCAAGGGGTTTGATCGGTACAAGTCGCTTGATGCGACATCGCATCGCCTTGCCGCGATGGGGAACAGCGCCGAGCAGGTCAAGACGATCATGTCGGATATCAACGAGGTCGTCGTTGGCACTCCGATTGCGTTGGACGAGGCGGCGAAGGCGGCTACTCAGTTCCTTGCTGGTGGGGTGAAGCAGGGTCGCCCGTTGCAGGCGGCGTTGACGGCGATCGCGGACGCGGCGGGTGCATCTGGGCAGAAGTTCGGCGACCTGGCCGTCATCTTCAACCAGGTGTTCAACAAGGGCAAGCTGCAGGCTGAAGAGATGTTGCAGCTCAATGAGCGTGGCATCAATGTTCAGGCGGCGTTGCAGAAAGAGTTCGGCCTGACGAGCGCTGAGATTCAGAAGATGTCGAAGGACGGCACGATTTCGTTCGGCATGCTTGTGCAGGCGATTGAGGGCCAGTTCGGTGGCATGTCGAAGAAGCTGGCCGACACTGTTGACGGCGCCTTGTCGAACATGAATGCCGCTGTGGGGCGTGTTGGGGCGAACTTCATTTCGGCGCTGTTCGGCGACCCGCTGGACACGACGGAGGGTCCTGGCGCGCTTGCCAAGTCGATCAACAATGTGACCGACAAGCTGAATGACCTGAACGCGTGGATCGTCGCGCACAAGGACGACATCAAGCGCACCTTCGAGGAAGCTGCCGAGACTGCGCAGGATTTGTGGGATGCGCTGTCGAGCGTAGTCGAAATGCTCGACCGGATCGGTATCAGCGTTGGGGACGTGGTGACCGCGTTCGTGGCGTGGAAGTCCATAGCTGGCATCACGGCGCTGACGCAATCTCTCTCAACGGTGAGCACGACATTGGCCGGTCTTCCCGCGACGGCCGATAAGTCGGCCAAGGGAATCTCTGCCGCGTTGTCGCGTGTGGCGGTCCCAGCGTGGCTGGCGTTCCTGGTTGCGCAGAACGGCCCTGAGATTGAACAGGCCATTCAGGACGCGATTCCAGGTGCGGATAGCTGGAATCACTCCAATACGCCGGATCAGTTGGGTCGCAGTGCCCGTGAGTGGTGGGACCGCAACATTCAGGGCGGCACGGGGGTTGATCCGCAGCCGTCTCCGCTTCCTCAGCTCGGCGGCGGGTCTGGACCTGGCACGCCAACGGTTGGCGGCATTCCGATTCCAGGGCTTGTGGGTACGAACTCGAACGGTCCAGCGTCCCCGTTCGGTAACCTTCCCGGTCAGGTTCCATTGGATGTTTCCGTGGAGGATCGCCGCGGGCGTCGTGGTGGCGGCGCGCCTGGTTCGGATGGGGCACCCGCGGATGGCCCGTTGGCTGATCTGTTCCCGGGCGCGGTGGGGGCTGCTGATGGTGGTAGTGGTTCTGGCCCGAAGTTGCCGGATGCGCCGGTGTTGCCGTATGACACGACGTTGCCGCCGGGGATTCCTGGCATGCCGCAGGACGCTGCCGTGTTCTCCGCTGAGTCGTCGTATCTGGATGCCCGCCACAAACTGGCGGAGAAGCGTGCCCGCGCCGCCCAGTTGGAGCAGTCCACCGAGGCGACCGAGGAGGACCGGCTCAAGGCGCGTAACGATGTGATCGAGGCGGAGCGTGATCTTCAGGCCGCCGAGATGCGCATGTCGGATGCGCGGGCGAATCAGTACGAGAAGTTGACGAAGCAAACCGACAAGCATGTCAAGGATTTGGGGCAGATCGGTGCCCAGTTGGATCAGGATTTCGGTATCTCGAAGGGTTTGGCGGGGATCGCGGAGAACATCACGAAGTTCGTGGCGAACCTTGCCGCCGCACCGTTGTTGGGGCAGTTGCAGGCCATTTCGGCCTATAACCCGACTCAGGGCGGGCACGGTTTGATGGGTGTCCTTGGGGCGCAGGGTGTGTTCGGTCCGCAGTACCAGAACAACCAGTACGACCGGGGTTCTTACCCGTCGGCCGGTGCGACCGGTCCGTACGCGTTCGGCGGGCAGATGGGTGCCGGTACACCGCTGAGCATCAGTCAGATCGACCAGATAGCAGCCCAGTTCGGCCTGACCAAGTCGTCGGGAACTCGCCCCGGTGATGACGGATACCATGGCAAGGGACTTGCTGGTGACTACTCCGGTAGCCCGCAGTCGATGCGCGCGTTCGCCGACTACATGGCCGCCAACTACGGCAGCAGCCTGCTCGAACTCATTCACGATTCGCCGGGGTTCGCCTCGAACATCAAAAACGGCAAGGGCGTCGGCAAGTTCGGCGACTTCTACACGCTCGGGCAGGCTGGGCGTCACGACGATCACGTGCATATCGCCGCCGACGGTCAGTTGTCCGGTGGCTCGGGCAGCGGGCCGGTGCCGGTCAACGTTGTCAACGGCAACACGCTACTCAGCGGGTTCAACTGGGATGCGGTCGCCGCCAAGGAATCGGGCGGCAACTGGGCCAACGCCGACACCGGGCGAAACGGGCACTACGGCGGGCTTCAGTTCTCGCCGTCAACGTGGAATGCGTACGGCGGGCAGGAATTTGCGCCGATGCCGCACCTCGCCACGCGCGAGCAGCAGATGGCGGTCGCCGACCGTACGGCGTTCTACGGCTACAACGGCACACCGCCGCAGGGGCTCGGCGCGTGGGAGGTGATCACCAACGGCTCGACGGCGCCCTATGGCATCACGGCCAATTCGCGACCGCCCGCGTTCGGCGGCGGCGGCGCGCTGCCGTTTATGGGCGCTGGCGCCCCGCAGTCGGCGCCGTTCGCCTCCACCCGCTACGGCGGTGTTGAACCGTACGCCGGGGCCGGGTCCGGTGGTATCGGCATGGACGGTGGCGGCGCGCTCGGCATGGCGGTGCAGGCCGGTGGTATGGCGCTGGACGCGATGGCCCCGGGTGCGGGTCAGGCCGCGCAGACTGGGGTGAAGCTGATCAACCGTGCCATCGAGTACGGCGGTCAGGTCGCCGCGATCGGCGCCCAAGGGTTGATGGAAACGTTCTTGCCTACGGGTGGTTCGGATTTGGCGAACAACAACTGGATCACCCGCATTGCCGGGGGGATTGCTGGTGCGGCCCCGGCGTTGCCGAACCTGGCCGGCCAAGCATCCCAGCAGCGCAAGGACATTGATCCGCAAGCCACAGGCCAGGGTCAAACCCAAGTCAACCAGGGTGGCGACACGAACATCACGGTCAACAACCAGCGCGCCACCGAAGACGGAACAGGCCGCGACATCGCGTATCACCTGCAAAACCAGTACGTCATGCCGGGAGGGTAAATGGCTAAGAAGCATTACCCCGCCACTGGTGTAACCCCGCACGGATGGTATGACCTCGCCAAGGGTGAAAAGCCGATGATGTGGCTCGACGCCTACGACGAGTCGATCACTTTCCACATGATGGGCGGGATGGCGGTCCCTGACCGGGTTGTAGCCCCGGAGATGGTGCACCTCACCTCACTCAAGGGGTTGATCCCGCCGTGGAAGCACATCGACCAGAAGGGCGCCACCGAGGACGGAATCACCAATATTGATGCGCTCTACGACCCGATTGAGGTTGAGGTGGGGGTGGAATGCCGTGGCCGGTCGCCGAAGTGGACGCGCAGGGTCTACCGCGATCTGGTCGCGTCGATCGACGCGAAGCAGGAATCGACGTTGAACTTCCTCACCCACGACATGGGGCACTGGTGGGCGCCGGTCAGGTGGTTCCAGGGCGCGCCGCAAGCACCGCTGGAGATCGGCAAGCGGCAGCGTGAAAGTTTGCGCCTGCGGGCCGATTCGGGGTTCTGGCGTACCTACGACTACGCGGCGAGTTTCCAGTTCGAGTATGAGTCGATGACCGACACGTTCAACTATGACACGTCGGGCACGCAGGACCTCGGCGCGGACTGGCCGCTGTACTACGAGGGTGACGGCGGCGGGTACGTCTACGCCAATGGTGACCAGGCGAGGTGGCGGGACGACCCGGACGATCCGCTGACAACGGATACCCGCGAGGTGGTGTGCGGGCCGTACAAGGATTTCGACACCGACACCGACAATCAGGTTGTGTCGATGGTGCTCGGCGGGTTCCAAGAGTGGAGCCTGCCTGATAGTGGGGCTAATGACCTGTGGGCTCGCATGGGCCGCGACAGCAACGGAGACTGGGACGGTAATGGCATCCGCATGCGGGTGCAGGGCAACTGGATCAAGCTGTCGAGGTTCAACAACTTCTCGCAGACGGTGATGTTTCAGCGGCCGCTTCTGGTGGCCCCGCTGATTGGGGAGAAGTTCACCCTGGTTGCCGGGTATGAGGGCGATCCGCGCATGTTCAAAGTGTTGCGCAATGGGTTGCCGATCTTGTCGCACAAGGAAACCGGCACTGGTAGCGAGCTTGGCCCGGATTATCGGGGTATTGGGTTTGGTATGCAGGCCGGTGGCGCGTTGATCACGCAGGCGACACCAGCTCCGGTGCGGAAAGTGTCGGCGGGCGACAATGTGAATGTCACCCAGTCGGGGTTTGTGTCGATGGTCAATGTTGGTGACCAGCCGATGTATTGGGATGCGACCTTGTTTGGCCCGGGCACGTTCCGGTTGTATGACGGTCCCGGCGCGGATGAGTATGTGGAGTTTGGTCCGCTGCTGCCCAATCAGATTGTGTTCCTACGTACCGACCCGCGCTCACAGACGACGTTGGTGCAGGATTTGACGTCGGTGCCGCCGTCGCCGCAGGAGTTGAACATTTTCCAGCAGGCGGTGAAGTCGTTGTTGTCGTTCTTCTCGGAGCGGAACGCGTTCACCGACCAGATTGGGTCGCTGTTTGGGATTGTTCCCCCGCAGGGCAATTTCTATAAGTACCTGTCGGGCCGGTTCAGTGAGAACGCGGCGATCCCCGCGAAGTCACCTGGCGAACCGGCGCAGCAGTTCTTTGTGAAGACAGAAATTGTTGGTGGCAACGCTGACTCGAAGGTGATTCTTTCGGGGACTCCGTTGCGCCGCTACCCGATGTAGCCACCTGTAGTGGCAAGCCCCGGCCGATACCTCGGTGAGGGGTGAATTTGTGGGCGCCTGTGAACCTGGGAAAGGAGGGGATGACGGTTGTCGAAGTTTGAACGCGAAACAGCCGCATGGCAATCCGCCCTCCAGTCCGGCGACCCCAACAGGATCGCACGAACCGCGCGGGCGTTGACGGAACGCAAATCGAAGGTAGACACGTCGTTCCGGTTCACGGTGTGCGACAAGTTTTGGCAGCCGATGGGCGCTGTCGGTGGCGACCTGATCGAGGCGTCGGGTGCTGACCCGCGCAACGATGTTGAAACCGGCCGGATCGTCCTCAAAGGGAACAGCCCTCTCATCCCTTTGTTCATGGACTGCAAAAAGACGATGGTCGGTGTCATCGTCGAGACAGCCGGTTTGCGGTATGCGTTCTACACGAAGAACCACACCTACGAGTACCGCGACAGCGCATGGACCGGCACCGCTGAACTGCGCGGTATCCGCGACATCCTCAATTACTACGTGATTTGGCCGTCGTGGTGGCTGCCGATTCAGGCACAGCCGTTCTCGCACGCGATCTTCGTGTGGGCGCTGCAAACCGTCGTGGAGAACATGGTCGCAGAATGCGCTCTGCGGTTGCAGTCCGGGGGGCTGGAGTTCATCAACAACGGCCTGTCGTTAAACCCGGATATCCGGGCATGGTTCGGCACCGTTCTGCAAGCCCTGTCGCGGGACGGGCTGTCGGTCCAGGCGTTCACCCGCATGCTGCGAACCCCGGTGTATGTGTCACGCACCAATCCACTGCTGGACACGTCGCCGATGGTGGCTCGCACAGTGCGGATGGAAACCGTTCAGGCCGTCATCAAGGACGTTACCCAGTCGTACGGTGTGGATACCCGCATGGATTTGTGGCTTCCAGGTGATCCGCAGCCTGACAGGTGGGCGAACCTGGACCAGCCTACCTACGTGTTTTCCACAGTGGACCGGTCGCAGATCACTGGTCCGACGAAAACCGTGCTCGATTCGGTGCTGCGCACCACGATTGACCTTGGCGGGTCGCTGGGGGACATCTTCAAACCTGTCATCAAGCAGGTTCCCGGCATGGACGGCGTGTTTTATGCGCCCGCGTTGGGTGTGGATTTCGAGCAGCCATACGCCTATTTCGTGGCCCCCGAGCCGGGTGAGGACACCGGCATCGATGCGTGCACGATCACTGACCACACACCTGAGGGTTGGCAGCACATTATTGGTGGCCGTAGCCCAAAGTGGTTGAACGACTTGATGAATGCCACCTTCGCATGGCTGATCGACTCGCTGATGATCGTTGTTGGATTCACCGGCATACCGTCCGATCTGCTGTCGGGGTTCCTGAACAACAGCTTCCTGGCGTTCCAGTTGATTCAGCATTACGACCGCCGTGACGAAGTTGGCCCGTACCATCCGGCGATCGAGCGGTTCTATCCGACAGCCTCAGCGCCGTACAACATCGAAACGGTGTTCGCATTCATCAACGCCTTGTTTGATTCGCAGGGCAAGACGACGGCGACGGTGCAGTTCCGCAACGGTGCCCAGTATGCGTTGGGTCGGGACGTTTTTCGCGGCGGCCTGATGTCGCTGGTGTTCATGTCACGTACCCGAATGGTGACTGACTACATCGAAAACGTCATGTGGCGGGTTTCCCAGGATGAGCGGAAGGTGATCGCGCAGTTGGGGGATGGACGCAAGTCGGAGGCCCCGTTGGCGAAGCATCAGCGGTTCATCACGGGGATTTTTGAAACGTTGTCGGTCCTCACGCTGTCACCTCAGGGATAAGCAGCGGTCGTCCTTTCTTTCTGTAACTCGCCCAATGTGAATGGAGCGTGCCTTATGTCGTGGCCTTTGAATCCTGCTGGGACTCACTATTTGTTTGAGGGGATCGTGGAGATTCCTGTCGATCCTACGGCGGGTGCGGCGATTCTCCAGTTGCGTCCGCAGGGCGGTATCGGTGTTGGTGTGCCCGCGATTGAGAAGGGTGATCCGGGTGTGCCGGCCACGTTCGATGCGACGGTGAATCTGACGGAGCTGGACCCGGACGATCCAACCCCGGCGGAGGCGTCGTTCACTGAGATCACGCCACCTGGAACATCCACGCCGGGTGTGTACCGGTTGAACCTTGCGTTGCACGCCGGCGCGAAGGGCGCGGATGGTGAGGCGGTGTGGGACCCGACGGATGTTGATCCGTCGCCGGTTGCGGGTCAGGTGCCGGTGGTGAATTCGACTGCTGATGGGTTTGTGTTGGCGGCGCAGCGTGTGGGGGACCGGTATGTTCCGGCGTCGATCAACAACACTGCATCGGGTAACGCGAACTCGACTTTGGCTCAGGTGTCGATTCCTGCGCAGCCTTTTGATTGGCGGCCGCGTGTGCAGGGGTACACGGTGGTCACCGGTGAGGGTGCGGATGTTCGGGTTGATTTGGTGGCCCGGTTGAACGGTGAGACTGGCGGCAATGTGATCGGCCGGTGCCCCGGTGTGGCGCAATCGGAGCGGCTGACGCTTGTTTCGGGACCTGCGGCGGGCTCATCGGATGGGTTTGACCGTGTGGCGGCCGGTACACCGGCGACGATCTATTTCCGGTGTGAACGTCAGGCGGGGTCGGTGACGTACACGACTTCTGCTTCTACGTCGATGTTTTCGGTTGAGGTTTGGCCGCTGTCATGACGTCATCGTTTGATCCGTTGCCGGAGTGGGCGCATGCGGTGCCGTCTGAGCCGGGTATTCACCCGGAGCAGTCGGCGTTGCAGTGGCAGCGTCCGTTCACTGTTCAGCAGCTGCTTGAGATTGGTGAGCAGTTCATCGAGCAGTTTTTGGCGTGGGTGGTGCGCGCGGTAGCTGGGGTGTTCATCCCTGGTGAGGCGTCGTTCGATCAGTTGCGTGATTGGGCTTTGAACATCCCCATTCTCGGGGACATTATCGAGGCGATCACCGGCCTTGTGGGTGGCGGGGTTGAGGAACTGACCCAGTTCTTCACGAACGTTCGAAACTTCTTCCAGTCGATCGACTTCAACGATCCGAGTTTCAACCCGCTTCAGGCTGCGGCGCAGTTGGTGAACATCATCCTTGCGCCGCTGCGCAATTTGCTGCCCAGTTTGTTGACGATTCTGCCGATCGGTGGCATATCAAACCAAGCACCGAACATTCTTCCTGCCCCGAAGTTCCCTGAGGGGTCGGTGGGCGAGAACGCGGATTGGGTTGTGGACCCGTCGAGTTCGCGCAGCGGTGATGGTTCGGGTGCGGCGAAGGTCATTGCCGATGGCACGTTGAAGGCGCTGCGGTCGGGGCAGAATGTTGGCGATTTCTTCGCGGTGGGCGAAGGCCAGACGGTCACTGCCCGGGTGTTTGTGTCGCATGAGGGGTATGTGGGCACGGGCGCGCCGATTCGGTTGCAGCTGGTGCCGTACATCGACGGCGTTGCACAGGCCCCTGTGGATTTGAACGCGTACGCCCCCCAGGACGCGAACTTGGCGTGGCCCGGTAAGGAGCTGTCGGGGGAGTATCGGGTGCCCGCTGGGGTGACTGGTGTGCAGACCCGGTTCGTGGTGACCGAAGACGCCGCTGCGGGCACGTTCTGGTGGGATGACGCCGAGGTCAAGCAGACCGGCGTTATTCAGCAGTCGTGGGTCGAGGGCCTTCCGGAGATTCTGCAAACCTTGTTGGCCCGGGTGCAGTTGACGATTGACACGGTGGTGTCGGCGATCCGCGGCGGCGTACAGACCGTTGAGAACACGCTGGAGGATTTGTTCGACGCTTTGCGCAACATCTCCCCGGAGTCAATCGCGGGCATGCTCGGCCCGGAGAATCTGCGGGAAACTATCGAGAATATCGTCAACAGCATTGTCGGTGGCCTGGTGGGCCTTCCGGGTATTGGTGCTGGTATCGCCGACCTGTTCAACGTGTTGCAGGAGATCGCCTCGCGCGCCAGCTTGGGGTTGTTCTCGTGGGACATCCTTGGCATCAGGACCAACAAGCCTGTCGATAGTGGTTTGTTGCCGTCGGAGCGGTCCAACTTCCCGCTGTCGAACGTCACGACGTGGCTGGAGGCCACGCAGAGCAATTCGCTCATCGGTGTTGACTTGATTGAAGAGTCGATGCCGCTGGGCGTGGTGTCGTGGATCGGCTACGGCCTTTCGGGGATCACCGAGTTCTACGTCAACATCTGGAAGGTCGACTTGGCGTCGGGCGACTGGACGCTGGCGCACCATTCCCCGAACATCGTGGGGCTTTTGGGCGGCACGGGCGCCCCCGGGGAGTTCATCTCCTACGAGCTGGATGACCCGGTTCCCGTGGTGGCGTCTGAGGCGTACGCCTATGAGCTTGTCCCGGTGGGCGGTACGCATTATGTGCGTGGCCGTGTGGCGGACTTGCCGAATCATCCGACGTCGCAGATTGTGTCGCTGGCGGCCACCAGAAACAACACGTCGCCGGATAGCCCGCCGTCGTCGATTGCGAAGGCGTCGGTGACCCGCTCGGGCGATGTGCCGTGGGTGAGTATCGCCGTGGATACAGGTTCCGGCGGCGACCATCACGATCCGTTGAAGGTCTACCTTGGCACCGCGGCCACGGTGTTCCCGGTTCCGAACTGGGTGAACTACATCGACCCGGTTGCGGTGGGCGCTGGTGGTGGTGGTGCGCAGGGCTGGGCCTTGGGTATCAACGGTCAGGCCGGTCAGCCCGGGAAGTTCAACGCCACCACATGGGTGCGCGGTGAGCATTTCGGCGACAACGCCATCATCACCCTCGACCCGGGCGCTGGCGGCGTGGGCGGTCCTGGTGACGGCGCGGCCGGCGGTAACACCACGTTGTCTATCTCCACGCCCGGGGGTGACACGTATTCCATTGTCGCCGAAGGTGGCGCGGCGGGTACCACTGAAGGGTTTCTGTCGAAACCTGTTGGCCGAGGCCCGGGCACGTTCACGTTCAACGAGCAGGACTATGTGGGCGGCGTTGACCAGAAGGTCATGGGCGGCCACGGTGCGCCCGCTGGTGGTGCCGGTAACGGCGGCAAGGGCTCGTTGGCGGCCTTTCAGTCCGGCGGAAATGGCGCTCCTGGTGGCGGCTGGGTGTTCTTCCGGCCCGACCCGCTGCCTGACCCTGACCCGGATTTGACGCCCCCGACGCCCCCCACGTTGGTGGAGCTGGTCGATTCAACTTTCAGCACTATCACGATTACGTGGTCTGGAGCAACAGACGTATGACAATCAAAGGGTATTTTGTTTACGCGAAAGAGAAGGACGCTTCAGGCGATTTCGTTCAGTTGAATCCTGACCCGGTGTTGCCGCCGTACGGGACAAACGGTTTGAAGTCGAACACCACGTACGAGTTCTATGTGAAGACGGTGGACAACGCCGGCTGGTTGTCGGACCCGTCGGATACCTACGAGTTCACCACTCCCGCGCACACTGCGGGTGATTTGTTGTCGCCGGAGGACCAGGCGATGGTGGATTTGATTGTGGAGGAGTCCCGCGCGGAGACCGGCCAGCCGGGGGTGATGTTGCAGATCACCGGTCCGCGCGGGAACTATGCGAAGGCGTATGGCACCACCGTGGGCGGCACGGTTCGCCCGTTGACGTTGGATGACCACTTCCGCATGGGTTCCTCCACGAAGATGTTCACCGCGATTGCGTTTTTCCAGGCTGTCGACAAAGGCCTCATCACGCTGGATGACACTCTGGAGCAGTACGTTCCGGGGATTCCGAACGGTACCGCGATCACGATGGGGCACATGCTGTCCATGCGGTCAGGTATCGCGGAGTATACGGCGGGTATCAACGCGCTCTGGATCACGCTGTTTCCGACGTGGCCATGGACGGGCGCGAAGGACTTCCTGGGCTCTATGAAAGGGCCGTCAAATTTCTATCCCGGCACCGACTACCTGTATACGAACTCCAACTTTGCGCTGATCGGGATGGTTCTAGAGATTGTTGACCCGGCCCATCGGCCGATCAAGCAGATCTTCAAAGAAGACATCATAGACCCTCTTGGGCTTACGGAAACGTCATGGCCGCCGATCGGTCCAGTTCCACCCCCAGCGTCGATCGCTGACACGTTCAACCCGAACTTCCTCGACGCTGCCGGCGCGCTGGCGACGAACATCAACGACTACACGAAGTTCGCGGAGGCGTTGCGGGACAACGCGATGGGCCTGTCGCCCGAGTCGTATGACGCGTGGCTGTCAACATTCTGGAAGCATCCCACGGGGTGGGACCCGTACGCGAACGGGTTCTACATTCCTTCCGAGTACTACTACGGGTACGGGATAGAGTCGTTCGGAACGTGGTTCGGGCATCCGGGACTTTTTTCGGGTGGCTGGTCGTCCACGATTTTCTTTGAGCGGGACTCGGGTGCGACATTCACGCTGCACGAGAACTCGAATACCTCCAACCCCCCGGCCGCGGGCTATACCCGCATTTGGGTGCGGGTGGCGGAGTATCTGTACCCCGGAACGATTACGAATGACCAAAACTGGCCGGTGCCGCCGGAGCCGGTGGATGTTGGGTTCGATGCAGTGTCGTGGGCTGGGGCTGGTGTCGGTAGCGCCACTGTGAACTTCAAGGCCTCCGAGGGGGCTACGGTGTTCGCGGTGGTGGCGTGGGACCGCGCGGGCTCAGCCCCGTCGGCCACGTATGGCGGCGCCGGCGGTGTACTTCTCGGGTCCGTTTCGCACAATGGCGATCCGGCGAATGGGGGCCTGGCGATTTTCCGCATGGAGAACGCAGGCTCCGGCGTTGCTCGCCAGATGAAGGCCACCGGCCCGGGCTGGGTGAGTGCGTATGCCATTTCATTCAACGATGTTGTGTCCGTGGGAACCCCCACGTTCGCGCACGGCAACGGCACCGCGCACAGTCAGCCGGTGACCGTTTCGAGCGGGGTGACGCTGCAGGCGTTCTCGGCCGGGGCCGGGGGGGTGTCGTCGCACAAGCTGACAACGATTCTGGGGGCGCGCTTGCGCGCGGAGCAGTCGGGGATCGCCCCGCCCCTGTGTGTCAACACAACCACGAGGACGGGAACGGTGAGCGCCACCTCGTCGCAGCCGAACAGGTGGGCTGGCATGGCGGTGAACTTGCAGATTGGGGGATAAGCGTGGCTGTTGGCTGGTGGGCTGAGTCCCACGTCTCGTTCGGCGTCACCATCACTCCCGAGGTGGGATTCCGCTACGGCGGTCCGAAACAAGAGTTCGGCGTCACCCTCACCCCCGAGATCGGCATGGCCGCCGTGGCGCACAACCGTGCGAGTTTCGGTTTGTCGGTGCCGGTTTCGCTGGGGATGGGGGCGGCCAGCCACAGCAAGGCGTCGTTCGGTCTGGTGTTCGCGCCGTATATCGCGATGCGTGGTCCGGCGGCGTTCGAGCCGGTGTTTCCGTCCGAGGATTTGTATCCGTCGGTGTCGCTGTTCCCGACGCCGCGCGCGCAGTCTCCCGGTTTCGGGTTGTCGTTCACACCGAGCCTGGGGTTCGAGGCCGCGCCGAAGTTTGCGCGGTCGTTCGGTATCGAACTGGACCCGCAGGTCGGCATGGGTACCGCACTCGGGTTCACGAAGGGCTTCGGGATCGAACTGTCCCCGCAGGTTGGAATGTCCGGCGCGGAGCGGTATTACCGCGAGTTCGAGCTGATGTTGACCCCGGAAATCGGTATGGACGCTGTGGGTAATGACGGTGTTGACCCGGTGGCGTTCGACGCGGTAACCATGTCCCAGCAAGCGACGTCGACGTTCTCGTTCAACCACACGGCCACCGCCGGAGCGTCGGTACTGGTGTCACTGGTCGTACAGGGCAGCGACACGATCGCTTCTGTCACCTACGACGGATCAGCGATGACGCTTATCGGCAGCCAGGCTCTAAACAATAACGCTGGCAGTGGCTCCCAACACTTGTATGTCATTCATGGCGTTGCTGGCGGGTCCAAGCAGGTGACGGTCAACAAGCCCACCGGCTTCGGGTGGGTGGGCGCTGTCGCGGCCTCGTACCTGAACGCGACCACCACCGGCACTGTGCAGAAGTCATACGGAAACAGTGGTTCGGCAAGCCTGTCGGCGTCCGCGCCTGGAGACGGTGGCCGGGTAGTCGTTTCGTTCGCCAACATGGGGAACCGGACGTTTACACCCTCTGGCGGAACGAACCGATTCTCGGGTTCGGGCCTGTTCCCGATCCTGACCATCAGCGACGCGACGACGGCCACGAACTTCACGGCGACAAGCTCGTCGGGCACATGGGCCGCCATGGCGGTCCCGCTCAATCCCGTATAACTCGAAAGGAAACAATCATGGGCATTCCCAATGCAACTCACAAAGCAGCGTCGGACGCCATCGCCGGTCTCGGTGACTGGATCAGTGTGCATACCGGAGCTGCTGGCACCACGGGGGCGAATGAAGCCACGGGTGGTGGATATGCGCGGGAGCAGACGTCGTGGACGTCGGGCTCCACGGGCACCAACACCGGCGACGAGGTTGAAATCTTCGTGGCGGCAGGCACCTACGTGGAGGGCGGCATCTGGTCGGCCAGCTCGTCGGGCACGTTCGTCGGTTCGGAAGCTTTCGACGACGGTGACGTGGAGGTGTCCGGTTCGGGGGCGAGCATCTCCGTGACGCCCCGCATAGTCGCCTGAAATCCTGGATAGGGGAACTGTTTTGAACATCAAAACTGATCATCAGATCGTCGCGTTCGGCAACGACATGATGGGCTTGTTTGACCGTGACGGCACGTTGATTGTGCAGGCCGCCCGCGTGGTTGGCGGGTGGGAGGTCACCGCCGAGGGGCGGCCCCCGGCGACCGTGTTGGATCGGTCTTCGGCGATCACCGAAATGATCAACACCGCCCTTGCGGTGCTTCCGGGTGACGGTTATTCGTGCCTGGTGCCGAGGGGTTTGCGGGCGCAACCTTAGGAGGGGGTTGGTATGGCTTATTCGAAGCAGTCGTGGGAGAACGTTCCCTCGACGAACACCCCGTTGTCGGCGGACCGTCTCAACCACATTGAGGACGGTATCGAAGGGGCGCATGAGGGGCTGGACGATAAGGCCGACCTCGCCCACGACCACGTTTTGGCCGATGTTACCGATGTCACCTCTACTGGCGCGGCTATTGCTGGCGCGGCGGATAACGATGCAGCACTGGAGGCTTTGCAGCCGGAGTTGGACAACAAGATCCACGAGATCGTCGACTACTACGCGACCAACGAGTTGGATGTTCAGGTGGATGCTTCCGATGTGGTGTCGGGCACGCTGAGCATTAGTCGCATCCCCGTGGGTAGTAGTGGTTCCACGGTGTGTGTTGGTAATGATTCGCGCCTGTCGGACCAGCGGACACCCTTGGACAACTCGGTGACCCTGGCCAAGATTCAGGACGGTGCGATCACCAACGCGAAGATCAATACCGGCGCGGCGATTGCGAAATCGAAGCTGGCTTCGGATGTGCAAACCTCACTGGGTAAAGCGGATTCGTCGGTGCAGAAGTCCGGCAGCGCGTCCGGGATGTGGATGGGCACCACCCTTCCTGGTACCGGCACGGCGGGTGTGTTGTACGTGGTGGTGCCGTGAAAGTTTGGAACGGCACGGCGTTCGTTGACCCCACCGCGTTCAAGGTGTGGAACGGGTCGGCGTTCGTCAACCCTGAGCTGTACACGTGGAACGGGACCGGTTTTCAGAAGCTGTGGCCCACGTTCACCCCGTTCAGCATTTCCAGCGAAGACCCCGGATACACGGATATCTACGACGAACCGGTACCCGAGGGCGCATCCGGTTGCTGGGTAACCCTGGTCGGCGGCGGCGGCGGAGGCGGTGCGGGCTACCAGAGTTTCGATGATACCTACCGCCGCGGCGGCGGCGGCGGAGCGGGTGGGGCAAAGATTCCCCGCGTGTGGGTGCCTCGCGAGGCTATGGGTTCCACCTACAGCGTCGTCTTAGGACTCGGCGGGGCGTATACCGGTGGAGGCTCGACAGGATTTGGCGGCACCGACGGGGGATCGTCCTCGTTCTTGTCCGGATCTGTGTCGCTGATCGCAGGAGGAGGGGCGCGCGGCGCGGTCGCGCTGTCCGGTAGCAGTACGCAGGTGTCCGGGGGCGCTGGAAGCCTGACGAGCGTCGTCTCCGGGGTTGCCGGGGCCGTCGTTATCCCCGGCGCGCCCGGGGGTAAGGGGGGCGCGTCGGCAGGCTCTGCGGAAGATGGCGGAGATAACCCGAGCGGTGCAGGTGCGGGCGGCGGCGGAGGCGGGCGGGTTTCGGACTCTAATAGCCAGACTCCCGGGGGCAGAGGAGGTAACTCCGCGGTCGGTACCGGAGGGGCGCGGGGCGGTGCCGGGGCCAACGGGTCCAGCGCAACCGACCAAACCGGCGGTAACCCAGGCGCTGGAGGAGGCGGTGGCGGTGGCAACAACAGCGGGTCCACAACCACCGGTCACGGCGGTAACGGAGGTAAATACGGCGGAGGTGGTGGCGGAAGTGGCGGTCATAGGACTAATGCTCGTCGCTACGGCGGAGCGGGCGGTGACGGCTACGTCCTGATCGAGTGGGAATAACCCCTACTCGCCGCGAATGATTTGATACACCCGCCCTCTGGTGATGCCTGCTTGTCTGGCGATCTCCGGGGCGGGCATACCGTCCGCGTACGCGGCCTTCACGAGGTCGAACATTTCACTGGTCAGCTCGCTCATCTCGGCTGCAACCTTCTGCCGCTTGACACGGTTCTGTGCTAGTCGATCAGCGAGGGTCATACGGGAAATAGTAGCACGTTATACGCAGTTGACAGACAGTGTGTAGCGGCTATACAGTGGTCCCATCAACTTGAGACACCGCCCAGCGGGGCGAAAGGCCTGAGAAACCAACCCCGCCGGACGGCCCACCCCCAACAGGAGGCCCGAACCATGCTACGCACCACCACCGCGACTGTCTTCGCAATCGCCGCACTCGCCCTCGGAATACCCGCAGTCGCTGATGCCGCACCCGCCCACTGCGCGAATCACGGCACCGGCCACGGCAAAATCTACAAGCACGCATGCGCCACCGGCAGCGGCGGCGCAGGAGCCGACTGGACATACGCCACCCACGCCGACGGCACACCCAAGATGGACGGCACCAAACACATCTACAAGTGCGTGCGCCACTGCGGCGGCGGCCGCCACCACGTCGAAACCACCGACACCTGGTGACCCGCCATGAAGATCCACGTTCAATCCCGCGGCCCCGCCGGCTGGAACGCAACAGTCCTCTTCACCACAGGAACCGTCCTGACTGTCGCTGACGACCAAGGTCGCAGGCACCTGATCGACACGTCCCGCGTCACGGTCAGGAGGCTCTGCCAAGCAGGTGCACTGTGAAACGCATAGCCGGGGCTCTCGGAACCGGACTCCTCGGAGGCATCGCACTCACCAGTGTCCTGTCCTGGATGTTCGCCACAGGCAACCCCGCCATCGACTTCTTCATCGAACGCGACACCCTGTTCTACTTCTAAACCCACCCCAGAAAAAGCCCCGCCACCCACTTGGTGCGCGGGGTTTTTCTATGCCCGAAAGGAACCCCGGACATGGACCGTCTCGGAATCATCCTGCTCAAACTGCTCGGACCACTCGCCGACAGGATCGCCGACCGCATCGCCGACAGGATCACCGAGAACCTGCCCGACCTGTCCAACTTGGACGACCAGATCGTCGCGAAACTCCCCGACCTGACCAACCTTCCAGCGCAAGTCATGGACATCATCGACGGCGCGCTGCGCTCCATCCCCGTCCTCGGCGGAATCCTCGGGAGCAAACGGTGACCACGAAAGATCAAGTCGCCCAAATCACCATCGCCGAAGCCAAGGCGCGCGGCTACACCCGCAGCGAATGCCTGGCGGTCATGTCCACCTTCTACCAAGAGTCCGGCTGGAACGACACCATCTGGGACCCCACCCACACCACCTACGGCATTGCCCAGCAGGACGGCTCCTACCCACACCGCTTCGACGGTGCCGCAGCCCAAATCAAAGGCTTCTTCGACAAGCTCGACGTGTGGCGCGCCAAACCCGGTGCCAGCACCGATATATGGCTGAACATCTGCTGGATGCAGCAGGCCCCCAACTGGCCCAGCGCTGACTACTGGTACGCCAACGGCCGCCGCGCCTACCTCACCGAAATCAAGTCACGCATCGCCACCGTCACCCCATACCTCGACAAGTACTGGCCCGCCGATGGAGGTACCGCCGTGCCCGACGAACCACGCCCCGACTTCAACGAGTTTCCGATCTGGTCGAACAACAACAGCGCCCGCAGCGGCAAGCCCACCATGTTCCTGATCCACACCCAAGAAGGCGGCGGCGGGGACGCTGCCGCCGAGAACCTGGCGAAGTGGTTCCAGAACGGCAACGGCGTCTCCTACCACTACACGATCTCCCAAGCGTCCGATGGTGGTGTGACGGTGGTCGATTGCGTCGACACCGACCGCGCCGCCTGGTCTGTGGGCAACGCCAACAGCATCAGCATCAACCTGTGCTTCGCGGGGTCGCGAGCATCCTGGATGCGGGATCAGTGGATGAAGCAGTCCAACGCAATCGACGTCGCAGCCTACCTCGCGGTGCAGGACGCGAAGAAGTACGGCTTCACCCCGCTCGTGGTGCCACCGCCGTATACGAATGGGCGACCTGGCATCTCGGACCACCGGTGGGTGACCGACGTGTTCAAGTGGGGCACTCACACCGACGTCGGAGACTGGTTCCCGTGGGACTACTTCGCCGAACGGGTCAACCACTGGGCGGCTGGTGGCAAGACCGAGCCTGAACCGCCCAAGGTGAAACGCTTCCCGGACGACTGGACCGACCGCGAAATCCTCGTCGAGATCCTGCGGCAACTGCGCGGATACAACCTCACTGGCTGGCCGCAGCTCGGCGGAAAAACCCTCGTGGACGCGGTAGCAGAACTGTTGGGCCACTGATGCGCATCGACGGCCAATACGTCGGCCTCGGACCAGGGGACAGATCCGACGAGATCCGCAAGATCAAAGCGTTCATGCGGCGCAAGTTCTCCTACGCCGCGACGCTGGCCGACACCGAGTTCTACGACGAGGCCATGACCGCGGTCGTCGCCGAGATGCAATCCCGGTACAACACGGCTGGGCACCTGCGCGACGGGCTCTACATCCCGGGGATTGTAGGGGCCGAAACCAAGTACGTCATGGGGTATCTATCCCGGCCCGTCATCGACACCCGGCCAGTCCTGTTCACCGTGTGCGGCACCGGCGTGCCCTGGTGGGTCGGCCCCGACGCCGACACCGCACGCGCCGTCGAAGACCAATACCTGTGGCAACCCATCGGATACCCCGCCGCACCGTTCCCGATGGGCCGATCCATCACCGCAGGAATCACCGAGGCGCACAACCAGGCCAACCGGTGGCGCGAACGCATCGAAACCCACGGGACCGCACTGGCGGGCTATTCGCAAGGCGCGGTGGTCCTCTCGGAGCTGTGGATGAACCACATCGCACCCGAAGACGGCTCCCTGCGATGGATGAAACCCCATGTGCGTAAAGCGGTCACGTGGGGCAACCCGAACCGCGAACTCGGACACGTGTGGGCTGATCACGGCGGCTCCCCAATGGCCCCATCCAACACCCAGGGCGTGTCCTCCAACGGCATGCGCAACACCCCCGACTGGTGGCGCGACTACGCCCACCAAGGCGACCTGTACGCCTGCACCGAACCCGGCGACACACAAGAGGTCCGAAACGCCATCTGGCAGATCGTGCGCGACCTCGACCTGTTCACCGGCCCCGATTCACTGCTGGCCCAAGTGATCGAACTCGCGCAAGCCCCGCTGCCGGAAACGATCGCGATCACCCGGGCGATCCTCGACGCCGGCATGTTCTTCGCGAAACGCACCGGCCCGCACGTGGACTACAACCCCCAGCCCGCCATCGACTACCTACGCACATAGGAGGCACTATGCTGACACGTTCATTCTGGATCGACGCCGCCGAGCGGGCCATACGCACATTCGCCCAAACCGCGATCGCCACCCTCGGCGCCGGGGCAGTCGACCTGATGACCACCGACTGGATATCGGTGCTGTCCGTGTCCGGCGGCGCGGCCGTCGTATCGCTGCTGATGTCGATCGGCGCCGAACGCCGCGGAAACCCCGGAACGGCGTCGGCCACTAGAGCGGTCACCGCCGCATGATCTGGGAATCGGTGCGCGAAGCGGTGGACGCCGCGTACCAGCCTGACGACGGTATCGACCTGATAGGACTGCTCATCATCGGACTGCCCTCCACCATCGCCGCCATCGGAACAGGGATCGTCGGCGTACTCACCGTTCGGGGGCAGCGCAAAGGCCGGGAGCGCGCACGCCAGATCGACGCGAAAACCGATGAGATTCACGAGCAGACCGTCAACACCCATAACACCAACATGCGTGACGACCTCGACGAGATACGCGATCTGGTGCGCGACGGCTTCAAACAGATCCAACGCGACATCGGCGGACTGCGGGAGGAGCTGCGAACCGAACGACTGGAACGAATCGAAGGCGACAAACGCCGCGACCGGTAACCACCAGGAAAGAAGGGCGCACGAATGTCACTACTGGCCGATCTCGCGGGCCTGCAACCCCGCACATGCCCCGCATGCGACTGGGCGGGCACCCGGTCGAAACAGGAACGCGCAGAGATAAACACGGCGGTGGAGTCCGCCAAACGCGGCGAGGTTCAGTTCACCGACGTGCTGCGAGTACTCATCAAACACGGCATGCCCGACATGAATCCGCAATCGTGGCGGCACCACGCGAGGAACCATCATGTCCCTGACTAGCGACCTACGTCAGGTCCGCATATCCGAGGGTGTGCGCAACAAAATTCTGATCCTCGACGTCGAACGGCTCCCCGGCATCACCGAACAGTACTGGTGGGACAGGGGCGACCTGAAGAACCGGTATGTGCAGTACGAGACGGTGACCCGAATGCCGCGCACCACGATCGTGTGCGCCAAGTGGTACCACGACGCCGAGGTCATTCAACTCGCGGAATGGGACAGTGGTGGCCGCAAACGGTTCCTGCGGCGCGTGCATAATCTGCTGTCGCAGGCTGACATTGTTGTCGGGCACTACATCGACGAGGCGGATGTGCCGTGGCTGAAAGGCGACCTGCACATCGAGGCTGGGTTGCCGCCGCTGCCGCCGTTCAAAACGGTGGACACGCTGAAGGTGTTGCGCCGTGAGTTCAAATCCGGGGCGCCGTTCAAAGGGTTGGATGCGTTCTGCCAGATCGCCGGGCTGTCTGCGAAAACTGATCGCTACGACCGGTTTGCGATGGAACGCGCCGTGACGGAGAAGAGCGCCGTGGACCGGGAACGTCTCATCGCCTACTGTGCTGGTGACGTCATTGCCACGCAGGGGTTGTACGACTTCCTGAGGCCGCACATCAAGAATCATCCGGCGCTGTTTGTGGACGGCGAGGACAAGCTGACGGTGTGTAACCGGTGCGGCAGTGAAACCGTGTTGATTCCGCGCCGATATGTGGCGAACGTGCTGACCTACACGATGCGCCGCTGCACCAGCTGCGGCGCGCATTCGCGGTTGTCCATTGAGCCTGAGCGCATGAGCGTTGTGCGGGGGGTGTGACGTGAATATTCGTGTGTGTACGTTCCTCGATCACGGTGTGACGGTGGGATTCCTGTGGGACGCGATCAAGGCGTGGGTTCGTCGTGATGTCTGATCCTGTTCGCGGCGCGATCCAAGCCAGCTTGGACGCGATGGGAGACGGTTGGCAGGTGGCCCACTATGTGGTGGTCGTCGGGTTGGAACGCATCGACGGTGACCGCATGGACTTGGGCGCTACGACTGTGATCACACCTATAGGTCAGGCGGGGTATGTCACCGATGGTTTGGTGAACCGTTATTGGGATGAGTCGTCTGGTGAGTGATCCGCAGTTGGAGTTGCGGCGGTCGGTGTGGCTGGCGGTCGTGGCGGGGATGATCGTCGCGCTGCTGGTTTACGTCCTGGCTTAATCTTCGGATTGTGAAGGCAGCCGCCCCCTTGCACTCTCCAGTGGTTATCAGGGCTCCACGCTCGGGAAACGCCAGATGCGATGACGTCCGATCTCGGACAGAGTTGTGTATTCGTTGACTCTGATGAGTAGGTCTTCGTCGGATTCCTGGCGCTCCCTGTATGCCCAACCCCCGCGTTTGCTGACGCCGGGTATAGGCGGAATGTTCGGATCGAACTCGACAACCCAATTGTTCTCACGAAGCATCCGGTAAAACGAACGGAGACGCTTCAGCTTGTAATCTTTCATGCCGTTGCCGCGTGTGGCGATGTATTCGCCATGATCCCTCAGTCGTTTATGCGGCGCGCACTGAGAAAGAGGCTCAGGCACCTTGAACGGGTATTCGCGGCGGATAACCTGCCGGTCGGTCAATTTGCCTCCGTACGTGTGAACGTGCCATGAAACAGCCTGTGGTGTCACACCGTACATCCGGGCGATATCCGCCTCAGTCTCCCCCGCAGCTTTCAGAGCCTCAATCACTTCTAGCGAGAGGCGGGGGAGCTGTTCTCTGGTGGTTCTCATCGGTCCTCCTCGCCGAGGATCTCCACCACATCTCGCATCCCGAAGGTGCCGTCTATGCCCTCCAGAACAAGTACATCGCGGACGTTCGCCGCGGTCTGAGACCGGACGACCCGATCCACCCGAGCCACGATGCGGCGGCGGCGATCGAATGGGTCGCGGACTTTCACCAGATCTCCGGCGCGGGGGGTCATCGCACGTCCTCCTCGTACCAGGCCAAGGCGACGGGATCGCCATCGTCGGCCCTGCGGCTGATCTCATCGACCAGGACGTTGATCTTCCGCTGCCGGGAGACAGCGCGGGTCGAGCCCAGCTGGCACTTCACCCAGCGACCCGCGATCCGGGCCTCGTACTCGGCGATCAGATCCGAGGTGGTGATGGTGCTCATTTTGGAGTTCCTTCCTGTGTGCCTGATACGTCCAGAATACAGCACCCTCGTTACGAGTCAAGGGCGGATTTCGAATCCCCTCGACTCATTTTTCGATGATCAGAATCGGTCGCTGAGCGCTGCGTCGGACGCTGTAACCGCGTCCCGCCAACGCCTCGCGCACCCGGTCGATCAGATTCTCGGTTTCAGCAGGGGTGCGCCCGTTGACTGTGATCTGAGCGCCGTCAACGTGGCGGTGGACGAACACACCGTAGGTATCCCAGCCGACGGATGAGGTGTACAGCCCCGACGCATTCAAGGTGCGGCTGACCGCAGTGGCGTTGGTCCTCACTTCTTCATCTCCTTCAGGTTCGAGTCGCACTTAGCGCAAGTGCGCCACAAGCGAGCGTCGGTACCGGCCTCGGAGTTGGACCACCGAGCACCCATGCGAGCGTTCTGCCCGCAGAGGGTGACCTGCTCGTCCACGGTGTAGTGCTTGACCGGGCTGTTCGGCTTGCGGAAGTTCTTGATGACCATGCATCAAGTATGAACCAGCTGTGGTTACGAGTCAAGGGTCAATTTCCCCGGATGGGGCATCGCTGCGCCGGCTGTGCGCAGCGGGCGGGTACGCCGCGGTGTGCACGCACCCCCTACGGGGGCACCCCTACCCCCGCGAGTGAGCAACCGCCGCTCGGTATTCAGCAGACACCCACATGTCCGTGCTGTCACTGACAACACGGCTCCAGGTTTTCCCAGGTCGCTACAGGTCTAAAAAGGTCGGAACAGAACCACACGGGTGTTTTTTCGCAGGTAAACGCCCATTTCCCCACGATACGAAGGGGTTCGAATCCCCTTAGCTCCACTTTTTTATGCCGTTTGACCTGCGGGTTTGGTAACATCAAAGAATGCCAGCACGGTTAGACATCACCGAATTTCGCCCAGCGGCGGCGTCGTCTACCCAGAAACATCGAAGTAGTGCGCGCAAAACCCCCAGGCCAATCGACCTCAGATCCGTTTTCCAGCCGAAGTTCTTGGCCAAGTTTCAGTCCTCAGTTCGGCTCGCCAGCTCTGGCTGCCTGGAGTGGACTGGGTTTATCGATGCCAACGGGTACGGACGAGTCTGTGTCGACGGGCGATTGGTTGGCGCATACCGCGTCGCATGGATGCTTGCCCACCATGCGACCATCCCAGAGGGGATGGTCATCGACCACATGTGCTGCAACCGGGCCTGCGTGGCGGCGTCCCACCTGGAATCGGTAACACTCCAAGAGAACACTCGCCGCATTGCCAAACCGCCCAAAGACTGGATTCCCATCGCAGAGTCTGTCTGCTTCGAAGCATTCGGGGCGGGGCAGCGTTGGTGGGTAGTCGAATGGCGAGTGTTTGACCCAATAAAGCGCAGGGCGCGCATCGAGTCGCGGCTATTTAGGGATGCCGAGCGTGACGAGGCGGAGGCGTTCGCCCGACATATGCGCACACTGCCCACGACAAGTAGCGATTTGAAGCCCAGTGAAGAGATCCCGGGCGATCTCCTAGAGCAGCTGAACCGCGTCTACTATCCGCCCGCCGTGGAGTCGTGGTTGATCACCAATCACTCCGCCCTTGGAGGCCGGTCTCCCATCGACATGATTCGATGCGGGCATCTGAACGCCGTCCGCGCCCTGGCCGAGGCAATCTGATGCCGACAGTGAGAAAGCGGACCCGTTCCGATGGCACGCCCTGCTACCTGGTCCAGTACCGATTCGGAGGGCGGGGAAGCAAGCAAGGGGCACTGACTTTTGACGACCCGAAAGCGGCAGAAGCATTCGCGGCTGCCGTCACAGCCCATGGAGCAGCTCGCGCTCTGGAGATGTACGGCATCGATCCCTCACCCCGGCGGACAGACGGCCGAAGCAAGGGGATGACGGTTGCCGAGTGGGTGCGCCACCACATCGATCACCTCACCGGCGTCGAGCAGTACACGTTGGACAAGTACGAGCAGTACCTTGCCAATGACATCACCCCACACCTCGGCGACATTCCCCTGTCGAAACTGTCAGAGGACGACATTGCCCGCTGGGTGAAGGTCATGGAAACCACCGGTGGCCGCGACGGCAACGGGCACGCCCCGAAAACTCTCCGCAACAAATACGGGTTCCTATCGGGGGCACTGAACGCCGCCGTCCCCCGATACTTGTCCACCAACCCTGCGTCGGGCCGGCGCCTGCCCCGTGGGAACGCTGAGGACGACGACGAGATCCGCATGCTCACCCACGCCGAGTTCGACCGGCTCCGCGACGCGGTTACACCTCACTGGAAGCTGATGGTTCAGTTCATGGTGTCGACCGGTTTGCGGTGGGGTGAGGTGTCGGCGCTGCAGCCTAAGCATGTGGATTTGGAGACGTCCACGATCAGGGTGCGGCAGGCGTGGAAGTACTCGTCGGCCGGGTATGTGTTGGGGCCGCCGAAGACGAAACGGTCCCGCCGCACGGTGGATGTGCCGGCCAGGTTGTTGGAGCGGCTGGACCTGTCGAACGAGTTTGTTTTCGTCAATACCGATGGTGGACCGGTCAGGTATCCGGGGTTTCTGCGCAGGGTGTGGAATCCGGCTGTGGAGAAGGCTGGTCTGGTTCCGCGGCCTACTCCGCACGATTTGCGGCACACGTATGCGTCGTGGCAGCTAACGGGCGGGACACCGGTGACGATTGTGTCTCGCCAGCTGGGTCATGAGTCGATTCAGATCACGGTGGACACATACACGGATGTGGATCGGACGAGTTCGCGGGTGGCGGCGGAGTTTATGGACGGATTGTTGGGGGACTTTTAAGACCCAGATGCGCCCTACCAGGATCTAGATCCTGGTAGGGCGCCTTTTTGTGTTTGCGGACCTCACTCGGTCATAGTCCAGGCTCCGCAGCCGCTTGTGCGGAACATGATGCGGTGGTCGCCGTTGATGGTGCCGGTCCACGACGACACCCCGTCGGGTTGGATGTTCGCGCGGACGGTGCCGGATGATGCTTCACCTTCGCGGAGTGTTTCGCCGCCGCGATACTCGGAGACGCTGACGATGGCCCAGGTGCAGCCGGGGGAGTCGGGTGGGATGGTGGCGGTGTAGGTGCCCCAGTCGTATCCGTCGGCGCCGCCCATGTTGTGGTAGCCGTCGCCGGGGATGGTCCGATACGGGTTCACGCGCGCTGTGGTGGTGGTTGACGTTGTGGCGGCTTGCGTTGTGGTGTCGTCGTCCTTGTCGCCACGGGCGGAGACGATGGCGACAAGGACGAGGACGCCGAGCGCGGCGGCCATCACTTTTCCCAGCGAGACTGCGTTGGTGTTGTTGTTCATGGATGTGTGCGCTTTCTGGTGAGGGGCTGGCAAACGTGACGCACTGTCGGTTATCTAATCGTGATATTCCCATTTGTGGGCTTCGTGTGTCGATCTTGGCAACGATCCGTTAGCGTCTACGCATCCGGTTGCGAGGGGCGGCCGGTGTTGTTCATTTCGGTAGGTGCAGCCCATGTTTGATGACGATCTCGATACTCTGCTGGCGCGGATTTTGAACGCGATGGATGAGTGCCCGCCAACAATGTGGTCGCTGGACCGGGCGCGCCTAGTCCTTGCGGCGTTGACGCGCCCGGACGCTCCTGGCGACGTGGGCGTGGATCGCAGGGCCTGTTTCGCTGGCCCTAGGCTGGCGCGGTTGCGGCGACTCACCGGGCCTGGCGCCTAAGGCTTCCTCCTGGTCTTGATGCGTTTCGCGCGGTGTTCGCGTCGTCTGCGCAGTTTCCATGACATTTCGTACCTCCTGTAATCGTCGCCGGACTTCGGCGAGAAGTTCGTCATCTGAGTAGCGGCCTATCGCTGGCTCAGGTGGCGGCGGCGGAATATCTGACTGCTGAAATCCGGCTATCGCCAGGGCTTCGGTCACATCCCATTCGACGGCTCGGGCAGCGGCGGCCACGGTGGCTGCGGTTGTTCCGATTGGGATCAGTGTGCCTTTGTTGATCTGCCATCCCGTCTCCAACTGCTTCCACCGTCCTGCGCTGACGGCTGGTTTGTCGCCGCCTGGTGGCGTTGTGCGCCGCGATGCTTCGCGCTGAGATAGCCCAGCGCGTTCTCTGTGCCGCTTGAGTTCCGGCCCGAATGGCCAGTCCTCGCGGTGTTCCTTGTTCTCGTTCACGCCTACATGTTCGCGTGCAAACAGGTGCAAAGTCCACTGCTTGCACCGCGCCGATTCTTTGCAGTTACGCGCATGTAATTTTCGAACATCGCAGGTCAATGCGTTGTTGGCGCGAACTCATCGCGAACTGTTGCAGTTTGCACTTGTTCGCAGTACAGTTGGCAGCATGGTCAAACAGTCCTACGGGGTGTGGCAGGAACTCCGGATCATCCGTGAGCGCACAGGTTGGTCATCCGCCGAGCTGTCCCGCGAAAGCGGAGTTTCCGCCCCTTACCTCTCCCAGCTTGAGAACGGCGACCGATGGCCGAACGCCACCGTCACCAAGAAGCTCGCCGTCGCGCTCAAGGTTCCCGTCTCCGTATTAGAGCGGCCAGCCGAGCAGAAAAACCCCGCCGCATAAAAAAGCCCCCACCTGTGTGCAGCAGGTGAGGGCAGAGACAACGAGGAGAAGCTCGAATGTCTGAACTCAATCGTATCAACCGAGGGGTCTGCCCGACTCCAGGGAAGAAGCAGTACCGGTCACAGGCCGAAGCGAATCGGTTCATCTTCTACTCGGATCCTCAGCGTCTGATCAAAAAGTCACACGGCGGCGTGACCGTCGGGCTAGGGAACTACGACGGAACTGACCTGGCCTACCTCAATGTTGCCGGTTACCGAAATGACGCCGATGTCCTTCTCGCCGCTGATGAACTCACGGACCTGATCGACCAGCTCACCATCATCCGAAACGCGATGAAGCCATGACTTTTCATTCGAAGCCGAGGCCGAAGGTGCAGCACTTCCCGAAACCGAAGAAACCACTGTTTGTGTCGAAACCAAAGAAACCACTGTTTGTGTCGAAACCGAAAGGGGGAGCGAGATGATCGAGGCGTACCCCGTGGAGCAGGTGGCAGACAAGTACCTGCCTCACATGAAGGACCGGGTTCGGTGGATGAAGCGCCGACTCAAGAAGGGCGAGATTCCGGGGAAGCAGCTGTCGCGGAGTGTGTGGGTGATGACCGACGCCCATATTGAGCAGTGGCTTTCGGGTGGCCCGTCTGTAGCCCAGCAGGAGCCGGTGGAACCGGTGTCGTTGGCTGATGGGTTGTCGGCGCGGTCGCGGCGGAGATTGGCGAGTTGATGGTCAAGGAAATTTGGCTTCCAGTACCGGGGTACGAAGGACACTACGAGGTATCCGACCTAGGCCGCGTTAGATCTCTCACGCGACCGGTGAGTAATGGTAGGGGCGGACTGCGACGAGTCACCGGACGCGTGTTCGCAAGAAAGCTCAACCGCTACGGGTATCCGTGCGTCTGCCTACGTAAGAACGGATTGCGCAAGGACTTCACGGTTCACTGCCTTGTTCTGGCAGCGTTCGTTGGGCCTCGCCCCAAGGGCATGGTTGCCAGACACCTCAATGCAGATAGGAGTGACGCTCGGTTGTCGAATCTCTGCTATGGAACCCATTCGGAGAACAATTACGACCGGGTGAGAGATGGCCACGACTGGAATTCAGTCAAGACGCATTGCCCTCGTGGCCATGAGTACACCGCTGACAACACCTACACAGGTCCGAGAGGGAATCGGGATTGTCGCGCATGCATCCGTCGGAGATCCCGAGAGTACTCAAGTAGGCGCAAGTCGGTAGCACTCCGTTCTGGCTTATCCCATACCGCGGAGGCGTCGTGAGTACGTCTGCTCCTAAGCATCGGAGTGTGTGCCAACTGTCGGGTGAAGTGACTCGTCCGTCGGGGTTGTGGAAAGCGTTGGCGGAGTTAGACGCCAGGCAGATGAAGGAAGCGGCGGAGCTGGATGCGTTGCGTGAGGAAAACGCGCGGCTGCGGTGCCGCCTGCAGGAACTGGGGGAGACAGCGTGAGCGATCCAGCAGTAGAAGCTGCGACACGGGTTATGAAGCTGGTTTACGCATACCCGACGCCCAATAGAGACCTTGTTCTTGCTGCCCGCGAGGTGTTGAAGCCGATCCGCGAACTACACCACCCAATCGATGAGCACGGCGATTCTGTCGAAGAGTGCAGCGAGTGCAGACACCGTTGGCCCTGCGATACCGCCAAGCTGATCTACACCTCTGAGGAGCTTCAGTGAATCTTGTTGAGCGTTTGAATGCCAGGTTTAACAACGTGATTCATGACGGACTCGCCTTGGTGGGTGCTGTGGTGGATCCGTGGCTGGCCAAGCTTGAGCGTCAGGCCATGAGCAATGCGTTGGGTCGGGATTTCGGCTTGGACTACGCGGATGGTCTTGCGGCTGCGGAGGCAGGCTCGCTGCGCAGCGCCTACATGACCCGCGAGAGAGATCAGGCAGACTTTTCAGGCCTGGTGCTCATGTCGGTAGTCGCCGCCCTGGACGGTAGCCCGTGGGTTACGAAAGGTCATTTACGGGAGCTGTCAAGCGAAGTAGCCGCCGTGGCGGTGGAAAGGATGTCCGAGACAGACTCCTTTTTCCTACCGGACGGAACTCTCTTTGAGAAGCGCGACAGCGACACCGCAGAATGCGAACTCCTCGCTGAGGACATCTGCGATGAGGCTGAGGAAGCCGAACTGCTCGACGAGTTCATGGAGTTGGGGGAGTTCCTGGATTCTGCGACCGCGGAAGAACTCGCCGCCATGAGGCAACAGCATGCGACGGCCGCCGAGTTGGAACGCCATCTGCGTTACTTCACGACCGCGCCCGGCGCGTCCGGGGTGAACCCCGGCGTTGTCGCCCAGTCACTGCTGGAGAACTACCGCATCACCCCGAGATAGATCAACCCATCCAAACAAAGAAGAGGAACTCCCGATGTCCATTGATCTCGACCGCATCACCCACCCCCTTCGCCTCGCGAAAGGCAGCCACCAACCCGGCTCCGGGAAAGGCTGCGCCATGAACGTCATCTCATACATCAACGGCGACACCAAAATCACCGACTACCCCGAGTGCTCAGCACGCCCACTGGCCGCACTGGTGCAGATGTGCAACGACCACCTTGCTGGACCTGACGGATTTCTATCACCCGAGAACAGTGTGCTGGTTCTCGACTTGGGTTGGAAGACAGTCGGCACTGCAGGTGTTTCGGATGCTGTCCACGCGTTGTGGATTGCCGACATGCTGGACTCCCCAGAGTGGGGCGCCGTCCGGTTCGCGGATGAGGTTGGTGCGGTGGCGATCCGCGAGATTGCGGATTTGCACCGTCAGGCGGCGGCGGGTCAGGTGCCGTTTGCGTGGGCCGCATGGAGCGCCGCATGGAGCGCCGCAGAGAGCGCCGCATGGAGCGCCGCATGGAGCGCCGCATGGAGCGCCGCAGATAGCGCCGCAGAGAGCGCCGCATGGAGCGCCGCAGATAGCGCCGCAGAGAGCGCCGCACGGAGCGCCGCAGAGAGCCGCGCATGGAGCGCCGCACGGTACGCCGCAGAGAGCGCCGCATGGAGCGGCGCACTCATCGAGTTCACGCGGCAGTCGATTACCCGGTGGCGCGAACTCGCCGACCTCGACCCTGCAACCGAGATTGACGCAGCAGATATCAATTCCGCTCTGGCGCGGATCCACGACGCCGGGTTCATGTGTGTGGAGTCCAAGGAGGCCGAAGAATGACCGGCGCCCATGCATCACTGCTGGGGTTGTTGGCGTTCCTTGTTTTCCATCACTACACGGTGGTTCGTGAGCTGCGGTACATGCGGTTGCAGAACACCAAGATGGAGACGGACCTCATCTGCTTGCGGAACAAGTTCGGTCTCCTATGACCGCCCCGGTCGACGTCCGCGACGAGATCGATGAACTCGTGGACTGGCAGCTCCGCCGGGAACCCCGGGGCTGGGTTCAGGCTGACGCAGGCGGGCCGCCGCCCCATTGCGCGGGACGACGGCCCTAACACCGGAAACAACACAACCAAAGAAAGGACGCTTCCGATGCTAACCCCAGATTCTAAACCCGCATGGTGGGACCACCACCAAACCAACTGGTCCGACCTACCCGTCACCACCAACCCTCCGATGGCTGACCTCGACCTCTTGAAGGAACTGGAGGACCTGGCGGAGTTGGTGTTGATCCACACGGAGAGTGTGTCGTGGTTCCGCCCGTTCCTGCCGCCGGTGCACTGGGAGAACGAGCCGACGATCTGGGAGCAGATGAACGGCGACGCTGTTGTCGGGTTGTTGCGTGACTACCTCACCGAGGGAGACGCAGCATGAACGCCCGCACCGTCGACCTCTTCATCATCTGGGCAGCAGTCATCGGTGTTCCGCTGGCCCTCGCCAACATGTCATTCGCCCTGTCTGACGATCGAATGGTGGAAGCTTCCATCCACGTCGTCATGGCTTTTATCTCAGCTTTTCTCGGTGTCCGCTCGTTGACGCGCTTGGGTGGGGGTGAGTGACCAATGGCTCATTGGAAGTACTGGTGGACGATGCCCCTGCTGATCGCCGCGGGCATCATCGGCCCCGGACTCGCCGCACCAGAAGCCAAAGCAGACATCACATCCGACGCGTTCGTCATGGCACTCGACTCCGAAGGCATCACCTACAGCTCCAAACCCGCCGTCATCAACGCCGGCAAAGCCGTCTGCGACGTCCTCGACACCGGCTACACCATGTACGAAGCCTCAGTCTTCGTGTACAACAACTCCAACCTGGACCTGTATGACTCAGGGTATTTCGTGGGTGCCGCCACCGCATCGTTCTGCCCTGAACATTTGAGCGGCACGGGGTGGGTGTGATGCCGAATTCCCCGTTCATCCGGTTGGCTGAAGTTCATACCGAAGACTGGCGCCGCGGCGCGATCTGCACACAGGTCGACCCGGAGGCGTGGTTCCCCGAGAAAGGGATCCGCAACGACGACGCCAAAGAAACCTGCTGGAAATGCCCCGCACAAGCACGATGCCTCGAATACGCCCTGGAAAACAATGAGGGCTGGGGTATTTGGGGTGGATTCACGGAGAAGGAACGACGCGCTATCAGGCGTGGAGAAATGACCCCGGTGAACCAACGCAAAATGATGCCTTGCGCGATCTGCGGTAGCGACTTCACACCGAAACACCGCCGCGCCAAGTATTGCTCCACGAAATGCAAAAACCGTGCCTATGCGTTGGCTCGCCGACAGCAGAGGCGGGGAGCATGAACATCGACTGGTTCGCTGTCGAGTGCGCCTCCAACGGGACACCGATGCGGCTCAACACCGATGAGCGTCGAATGTTGGTGCGTCGCCGCCCGAACCTCCCCGAAGTTGAGTTAGCTCGGCGATCGTTTTGCACAGTCAGAACCATCGAACGTGATCGTGCCGACTTGGCCGACGCAGAACAGCAGCAGTGCCCCCTGTGTGGTCAAGCCGCGTGGGTGATCCACACCGGGATTGTGGAAGCACACCCGGACAAGCTGCTGCAGGAATGCCCTATGTCGGGACAGTCGGTGGCAGCTGATTGGGAATCGCAAACCGCCGCAACCGTTGTGTGGCTGTCCAGGCGTATCCGTGTCGGCGACTCCATCGGCGTGTGGGACTACCTCACCAAGCTTCCCGAGGACCAGCGCACCCAACTACTCATGGCCGCGTTGGCTGGCATCCCTGATGTGGAGGATCCGTTCGCGTGGATCACTGAGGAAGTGGAGCAGGTCGCATGAGCAACGGAACCCGACTTACCAATGAGCAGGTGAAGATGATCCTGTCGATGACTCGTGACGGGTTCTCCGCCAAACACATCGGCGAGGTTGTGGGGTGCTCACCACGCACGGTTACTCGTGTGAGGGCCGCAGCCGATGCGCGGGTGATGAACCCTGACAGGTTCACCCCACTCACCGCAGACCAGCTGGAGTTCGCCGAATACCTCCTCGAGGACGGCGCCCCCTACCAGGAGGTTGCCCGCACATTGGGGGTGTCCCGCACCACCATTGAGAAGCACTTTCCTGGGCGGGCGTGGACCAAGAGGCAGGCTGCTGAGTTCACCGCGTTGCTGAAGAAGTTCCGTCGGCTGGAGGCGTCGTGATGTGCAGGTGTGGGCACAACCGGTCCTGGCACAGGTATGCGTGGGATCGGTTCCGCCAAGTGTGGGACACCAGTTGTGAAGCCACCAACTATCACGGCCCTGCTGGGCATGAACGCTGCCGCTGCTCCAAATACCAAGACAAGGAAGACGAATGATCACTGATACGAGGGTCATCACTGCGAGGGATGACGCGAAAGCCGGCGCAGCCGCACTGGACGACGCGAGGTGTGCTCTGCATGAGTTGTTGAACGAGGGACCGCCACTGCCGTTCCTGGACCGTGAAGCACTGGAACTCAACCTGGAGGTTGTAAACAAGGCGTTGTCTCGGGTTGATGCGGTGATCGGATCGTTGGACCGGCTCGCGGACAGGTGGACAGCATGAGCACCGAAACCCAAAACCTCACGTGGAAATGGTTCACCGGTTTTGTTGGCCCCGGCAGGTGGCGTGCGGTACTCCCCGGTGATCGACGCAACGCGTGGATCAATCCGTCCGATGTGGCGGGTGATTTCCGTTGGTCTGTTGAGGACAACACGTGTGCGCTGGTTTTGGCGTGGGGGTATGAGGAAACGTTGGACGCCGCGATGGCCGCTGCCGCCGCTGCTGCTGCGGAGGTGACCGAATGAGGAAGGCTGCGCGATGAGCGAACCTGATGTGGAAGGACTTGCGAAGCTCCGGGAACCTTTCCCGCCGAATCAGATCGGGAAACTCCCCAAGGGCGGCATCACTCTCGACTTTCTTGGCCATGGTTATCTCACCGCCCGATTCCTGGACGTGGACCCACTGTGGACGTGGGAGCCGTTCGCCGTCGGGGACAACGGGCTACCCCTGCTGGATGAGCAGGGCGGGCTGTGGATCCGACTCACCCTGTGCGGTGTTACCCGCATCGGCTACGGCGACGCCGGCGGGAAGAAAGGTCCCAACGCCGTCAAGGAAGCCATCGGCGACGCACTCAGGAACGCTGGCATGCGGTTCGGCGCGGCTCTCGACTTGTGGTGCAAGGGGGACCCGGACGCCCCGGCACCGCCTGATCCTGCGGTGGCTGAACGCAACGCTCTGCTCCACGAGCTGGGCGATGCGTGCGCGGCGTTGACGTTGGATGAGAAGACGGTGGCCGCCCAGTTTTACGGCAAGTACAAGGTGACCGCGAGGAACGCGAAACCCCAGCAGTTGCGGGAGTTCATTGATGACCTCATGGAGAACGGTGCCCCCGCATGAGCCGCAGGTATACGGGGTTCACCCCGGAAACCAAGGAACTGATCTGGACCCGTGCCCAGGGGCGTTGTGAACGCTGCAACGAGTACGCCTCAGACGCTACTGCACACCATCGCAGGCCCCGTGGTCTCGGCGGATCTCGCCGCGAAGACACCAACCTGGCGTCCAACGGGCTGTGGGCATGCGGTGCCTGTCATCGCTGGGCCGAGTCGTACCGGACACAAGCGTTCGCTGACGGGTGGCTTGTTCGCCAATCCCAGTCCCCCATCACTGTTCCCGTCCTCTACAGGGGCAACTGGGTGTTGCTCGACGACGACGGGCTTGTTTACCGAGTTCCCACAGAGGCAGCGAAATGAATCCGCATGACGTGCCTGTTATGTGACCACCCGAGGTCTTCTCATGCCCCCCAGTGCCGGGTCCGCATGGGTGTCAACCGGGACGACATGAACACCTACACGATCTGTTTGTGCCCCGGATTCGAAGGCGCAGAAGAGGAGAACGACCATCTTGCCTGACGTGCCCATTGGGTTCACGGGAACCCGTGACGCGATGCCGCAAGTTCGACGACCAGACGGAGATGACCCTGCTATGAACGCATCTGAGGATGGCCTCGAACCGCTCGGCGAGGCCCCCGACATCACCCCCGCGGCGACCGGCCAGCGTGCCCGCCGCCGAGCCGGTTCCCTCGACGACCGCCGGGTCGAGGTGATCAACGCCGACGAGACCGTGCTGACGGTGCTCGTCTACCCGGACGGGGGCGTCCGGTTCCGCTCCAACCAACCGCGCCGGTGGGTCGCCGAGACGCTGCAGGTGCTCGCCGACTCTCTGCGCGAACGGGCCGACCGGGAGGGCGTGTGAAACTCGGTTCGCTGTTCTCCGGCGCTGGCGGCCTCGACATCGCCGTCGAGCAGTTCTTCGGCGCCCGCACGGTGTGGCATCCCGCAATCGAGGCTGCATATCGGTATCGGCAGCAGCAGTATCCCAACGCTGACGGTCTTGTCGGTGTTGCCCGCGAGGCACTTAAGCCGGTGCGCGGGGTTCACGAGCGCTGGGCAGCTCGCTACGCCGATCGTTACAGCGGCGGCGCCCTGCTGATCAAGGCGCTGCTCGACGAGCTCGCGCCACTGCTTTACACCAGTGAGGAACTCGAATCATGAGCGACCGGAACCACCCGTACTACCAAGACGATCAGGTGACGCTCTACCACGGCGACTGCCTGCACGTGCTCGCCGAGCTGCCCGATCGCAGCGTCGACGCCGTGGTTTGCGACCCACCCTACGAGCTGGAGTTCATGGGCAAGAAGTGGGACGGCTCGGGCATCGCCTTCGACGTCGAGATGTGGAAGCAATGCCTGCGGGTCCTCAAACCCGGTGGGCACCTGCTCGCCTTCGGCGGCTCCCGCACCTGGCACCGGCTCGCGTCGGCCATCGAGGACGCGGGCTTCGAGATCCGCGACTCCATCGCCTGGCTCTACGGGTGCTTGACGGCTGACACAGAGGTATTGACCGATTCCGGGTGGAAGCTGGGTATCGACGTCACCGAAGGCGACCTGGTTGCCCAATGGGACTCTGAGACTGACCAAATCACCCTTGCGCCGGTACAGCAGGTCTTCCGAGCGCCGTGGGACGGCCCGATGCGTATTCTCCGCAACGCTGACACCGACCAGGTACTTACCCCTAACCACCGCGTCTACCACCGGCCAGCGCAACGCAAGATGGTCAGCGGTAAGCGGCGACGCTGGTTCGACAATCAGTGGCAGGTCGCCGAGGCCGCCGACCTCAGCACGTGGAATCCTGTGCAGCTTCCCGTCGCCGGGCATCACGAAGGCTCTGGAATCGGGGGTGACGACTACGCCGCCCTGCTCGGCTGGGTATGGACCGAGGGCGGATTCGATCCCTCCGGCACTGGTGTGCGTATTTATCAGTCCAGCGTCAATGCCGACAAGGTTGCCGAGATAGCGGCACTGATGGATCGGATCGGCGCGCACAAGCGATACGACCGTGAGCGCACCTACCGGGGCCGCGTCTACACCGAGACGATGTGGTTCATCTCGGGAGAGCTTGCCGAACGGGTTCGCGCAGATCTACCCGGAAAGCGGCCCACCTACGACCTGCTGTGGCGCATGACCGGCAGCGAGAAGCTGGCTCTGCTGCGCGCCGCCATGCTCGGCGACGGTTCTGGTTGGGGCACTAGAAGTCAGCAGTTCCACCAGAAGTACGAGGACGACCTGGTGTGGCTGCAGACTCTGCTGACCCTTGTTGGACGTTCTGGCAAGGTCGCCATGCGACCGGATCGCCAGTGCGGCGCTCTGTACTTGCGTGACCGTGCCACCACCGAACTGCAAGCCCGCCACCTGCGGGATCACATTGAGCACTACACCGGAGAGGTCTGGTGTGTGAAGGTGCCCACAGGTGCCTTTGTGGCCCGCCGTAACGGCAAGGTGTTCATCACCGGCAACAGCGGCTTCCCGAAGTCGCTCGACGTATCGAAGGCCATCGACAAGGCCGCTGGTGCTGAGCGTGAGGTGATCGGTGAGCAGCCAGATCGTTGGACGAACAAGGGGTCGGTGCTCAACTTCGCCACCGATCGACCGCAATCGAGCATTCCGGTCACGGGCGATCCGGCGACCGAGGCGGCGCGGCAGTGGCAGGGCTGGGGCACGTCGCTGAAACCATCGTTTGAGCCCGTCGTGGTCGCGCGTAAGCCTCTCGTGGGCACGGTGGCGGCGAACGTGCTGGAGCACGGTACGGGGGCGTTGAACATCGACGCCTGCCGGGTGCCGGCCCGCGACGGTTACAACGGCAACGCGGTGACTCAAGGGGTTAATACCGCCAAGACGTCGTATGCGCCCGCGGTGCGGCGGCAGGTGTTCGCGCCGCACGCCTCGGGCCGCTGGCCGACGAACGTGGTGCTCGACGAGGCGCAGGCCGCCGAACTCGACGCGCAGACCGGCGTCAGCGTCTCCCGAAAGGGGAAACCACGCGCGGGCGCGAACGGCGATGGCTGGGGCATGACCGCGACGGGCGCAGAGTATGACGACGAGGGCGGCGCGTCGCGGTTCTTCCCGGTGTTCCGCTACGAGTCGAAAGCACCTAGCGAGGAACGCCCGAGCGTCGTCACAACGAAATTGCGTCTACGCGCGGACCTCACGCCGGAGCAAGTGGATCACGTGGTGGCTCGTCTGCGAGAGGCCGGTGTAGAGATTGACTGACTTTCTCGGCGCAACTATCAGGATCGTTGCGCAAATCGGATTCCCAGAGCCGCAGAACCTCCCAGCCGCACGAACGAATGTAGAGGTGATGCGCTAATGCGCGACTTCAACGTTGATGAGATCCCGGCGGACATCCGCCCCTATTTCGAGGAGGTTCGGGGTGCGTCCGTGGCGCACCCCACCTAGAGCCGTCAAACCGTTAACACTGATGCGTTGGCTCGTGCGGCTCGTCACCCCGCCGAACGGTGTCGTGCTCGACCCGTTCGCTGGATCCGGCACGACCGCTGAGGCGTGCATTCATGAGCACAAGCGCTGCATCACCATCGAGCGTGAGTCGGACTATCTGCCGCTGATCGTCGATCGGTTGTCGAAACCGATGGAGGTCGGTTTCGACTTCGAGGTAGGCGCGTGACATGGACGCCCCCGAGCTTGCCGCCTGGCGGAATCGTCGCCGCTATCGCCGGTCGGCTTGGGGGCGTCCGCGTATGCCGATTCACCCTGAAACCCACACCAGCACAGGAGAAACGATGAGCGATCGAATCGCATCAACCATGGCCTCGGCGTTCGCTGCCGCTGGCGGATCTCACTCGCGTTACGGCGATCTCGCATTGGCGCAAATCGCCCTCGACGCGCTCAAGGAGAACCGCATTGCGGTCGTCGAGCTGCCCCAGCCTGACGGGCCCGACGACGACGGGCAGGTCTACTTCGGTGCGTGCCGTGACATCCGCGTCGACACCACCGCACCGCACGGACAGTTCCCGCGCATCTACGTCGACCACACGCCGTATGCCCCAGAAACGTTGCGCCGCGACGCCGCCGAGATGCTCGCCGCCGCACTGGAGGCCGAGAAGTGATCACCTACACGTGCGACTCATGCACGGCGCCGATCACCGGGCCGGTACGTCTCAGCGCCAACGACGGCACCGAAAAGCACTTCTGCTCGCCGATATGTCTGTCGGTGTGGTGGAACGGCCAGGGGCATGGCGAGCCGCGCAAGCCGATCGAACCGCGCAGGCCGCAGCCACCGGCGCTCGCGACGCTGCCGCCGCCGCAGCCTCGGACGCACCGCGCTCGCCCGCTCACGCCCGAGCAGGACACCGAGATCCTGCGCCGCTACAACGACGGCGAACCGGTGCCCGTGCTGGCTGCCGAGTTCGACGTCGCGCAGCCGACGATCTACAAGGCGCTCACGCGCGCGAGATCCGCCGCGCCGCAGGCCCGCGACGCGCTCGCCGAGTTCGTCGGGCTGACGCGGCAGGTCGTCGACCGCGTGGTCGACGCCGCCGCGCCTGCGCCCGCGCCGGTGGCGAAACCTGCGCCGCAGCAGCGCAAGCCGACCGCGCCGGTAACCGCTCGGTGCCGCGACTGCCCGCGCACATGGAATCTGACCGGGCGTGTTCTGAAAATGACGATCGACCTGCACGAGCACCAGCGCGGCCACGTCGTCGACGTCGAGGAGGGCGCGCTCGATGCGTAGCCCGGAGGACGTGCACCGCGAGCTATTGCAGTCGCGAGGTCTCGTTCCGCTGACGCTGTTCGACCCGCACAACCTCGATGACTGCTACGAGCCCACCGGTCTTGACGAGTTTCACCCCAACACCACGAGGAACCCGTGATGCCTAACCGAATCCAGCGTCGCCGTACCAAGGGCTGGCGCATGCCCGAAGGCGCGATCTACGTCGGGCGACCAACCAAGTGGGGCAACCCGTACGCCCTCGATATTTACCGCACGGACTATCCCGAGTACGCAGACCAGCCGGGCGAGTGGCGCCGGATGGCTACGAGCGATTTTCACGGCCTCGTCACGGGACGGTGGGATCGAATCGACGACATCCCGGACTATCCGCGCGATGCGATCACAGAGCTTCGTGGCCACGACCTCGTGTGCTGGTGCCCGCTCGACCAGCCGTGCCACGCCGACGTGCTGCTGGAGCTCGCCAATGCCTGATTGCGCGCTGTGCGGCTGCCCGCACCACGTAGGCCAATGCGCCTGCACCTGCCCCGGATACGAACCGCCCGAGGACGACGAAGGCCGAGCAATGACCGAGATCGAGAAACGCATCACCGAGGTACTGCGCGCGACGCTGCCGCCGTTCGACGGGTTCGAGCACCAGATCGCCGCCACCGCTGCGCGAATCGTCGCCGAGCTCGGGTTCACGCAAGAGTTCGCCGCGTGCATCGAGGGCGAGGGGCAGGTGTGGCTCGTCGGCAACCGGCGCGGACTCAACCCCGCGACCGTGCAGCGCGCCGCCGCCCGCTACCGCGATGGGTTCGTCGGCACCGCGTGGACGACCCGGTGGGAGCGGGCATGAGCGACCCGAAGATCCGCCTGCTGTTCAGCCGCCGCGAGCTGATCGCGATGCAGCGCTGCGAATTGTGTGGATGGCACCCGAAAACGCAGAACCATCACCCTGATTGCCCGCGATACGAAACGGAGGAGTGACCGGTGCCTTGGTTCTACGTGGATGACGCGTTCGCTGACAGTAAGCCGGTGATGCAACTCGACTCCAGGATCCGCAACGAGGCCGTCGGGTTGTGGGTTCGTTGCGGTGCCTGGTCGGCGAAAGAAGAGACGGACGGTCATGTGCCCCTTGATGTTGTGAAGGGGTTCGGCGGCACGCCGAGACTCATTCGCGCGCTGCAAGAACAAGCAGGACTTTGGCAGAAACAGGGTTGCGACAACACGCAATACAAGGATGAGACAACGGTTGATACAACGAGAAAATCTCAACCAAAATCTCGCGAAATCGTGTTTGCCAACTGGGAGAAATGGCAGAAAACCAAGGCTGAAAATGAGGCGCGGCGAAGGCGTGAGGCAAAGAAGAAATCCACCTGGAGAGCTGGGAAAAAGGGCCGCGACTATGTGGCTCAGGATGGGCAGGTGTCCACCGGGGACATGGTGGTGGACACGGATTTACTGTCCACCGGGGACAGCATGGGGGAGTCCCGCTACCCCGACCCGACCCGACCCGACCCGACCCTTATTCCTTTGGTTACTTCTAGTAGGGGGGTTACGTCAGTAGACGCGAACGTTGATTCCCCCCGCCCCGAATGCCCTTACCATGAAACGAACTCAGAGACCACCAACTGCATCCCGTGCATGAAGCGACGCAAGTGGGACAAGGAGCACCCGGATTACTTCAAGCGGCTGGAGGCTGAGCAACGCCGCCGGCAGGCCGAGGCTAGGCAGGCCGCCATTGATGCCTGCTCGTTGTGTGATGAGTTCGGGGATATCGAGATCGATGATGCGGTCAAGAAGTGTGATCACCCGAATGTCCGAAAGGTGGGGTCACTGTGAGGGACTGGCGGGGGGCGACGGTTCACAGGACCGCTGACAGCCGTTCTGGCGGTTCCGGGTCCAGTGACACCACGGAGGCCCTGAAAGTCGCTCCACGTGGCGCACAGCCCCAGGAATCGACACCAGGAGATGACGCATGACCGGCATGTGGGTCGTCCGTATGGCCCGGAAGCGTGACGGCAGCCTCTACACGTACCGCGTCTGGGATGTGTTCAACCCAGAGGGCCAGTGGTCGGGTGTTTTCGAGTCGTGGGATGAGGCGATGCGGTGGGCCACGGACATCACTGCGCATATCGAGTATTTCCTCGGCTGGCAGGAGTCCCGATGACGATGTTTGTGTCGTATGCGGATGATCCTCGTGTCCAGGCCGCCCAGGCTGCGCGGTCGTGTGACATCTGCAAAGCACCCAAAGGCAAACCCTGCAGCAACACGATTTTGCCGGGGAAGCCGCTGCCCGGTCGGGTCATCCACTTCGGGCGGCTCACAGACAGAAACCGAGAACCGAAAGGCGACGAATGAACAACCCCGAGTTGCGTGCAGTACTCACAGAAGCCCTCGGCCGGTCGTATTACCGGATCGTTGGTAGCTCGTCGGATTGCCGAGTTGATCCGGGCGAGATCCTTGCTGACGCTCTCCTGTCTCTTCCGGGTGTGGCGGTAATCCAACTACCCGAACCGTACTTTGAGGCAACGGGCGACGAGTTTGAAAACGGCCGCAAGGATTACGCGTTCGGTGACGTGTCAGTGTTCGCCGACGGAGAGATCCATTTGTTCGGCGCGGTATGGGAGACCGCCGCCATTGAGGAATTCGCTGCGGGAATTCTCGCAGCGGTGGCGGAATCGAAGCGGGCCGCAGCTGCTGCTGCGGTTGTGGCTGCAGGGGAGGAAGCATGAGCGACCCGGTAACCCGCGCAAAAGCCGCGCTGGAAAGTATCGGAGATGGACCGTGGACCATCGACTCCGAAGATGGCGAACCGATTATTCACGAAGCCCACCACTATGACTCGGCGGATGAGTGGTACGACGTGGACAGTCCAAACGGCGGATGGGTGGCTCACTGCGAAGACCTCCCAGTGGCTGAGTTCATTGCCGCCGCGCGCACTCTCATCCCTGAACTGGTGGCCGAGGTTGAGCGGCTGCGCAAATTGGTGGGGGAGGAAGCGTGAGCGACGGCAGGCGGTGCGCCCGATGCGGCCGCGCGGATTCCGTATTCGGGTCGTGGACTTACTTCGTCGCTCCGGATCGGATGCGGACGGTGTATCTGTGCCACGCCAACCAGGACGGGACGAAGACTGATCCGGACTGTTATCACCTGGCGACAACACTGCGTGATCCGATGCCTGATCACTACCAGAACCCCGGGGAGGAAGCGTGAGCGGGGAAGCCCAAAAACTCATGATCGAGGTGATCGATGCGCACGCCTACAACGGTGCAGACACAGGGTTCCTCGGCGAGCATCGTGTCGAGTACTGCATCTGCGGGTGGTCGGCGGCAGGCGACGGCGTGCACACCGCGCATGTGGCTTCTGAGGTTGATAAAGCCCTCGGAGGACTCACCCGTGAAGAGCAATGGGTTCCTGTAGAGGAATCCGGACACCGCTGGGCGGGTCGGAGCAGGGAGGTCGCAGAGGTCTGCCTCAAGGACTTCTCGGTCACGGGAATCTGCCACGACCCGGAGGTCGACTCTCCGCTTGTCCGAATTGAGCACGAGGCCCGCTGGGTGTCGGGATGGGGCGAGGCGTGAGCGATCGGTTCTATGTCTTGGACTGCGATAGGTGCGGAAAGACGTTGGGTTGGACCACCAATGCTGCATTCCCGATGTGTGGGTTGACGCGGTGCACCGACTGCATGCGGGAGGCGATCGCGTGATTCAGGTTCATTGCCGGGAGTGCAACCGTGTCTGGGACCAGTCGTGCGAAGACTGCGCTCAGTGGAAAGCGGATCGTCACTCGATCAACACGGGGCATACGGATATTCACATCATCCCGGACACCACACCACCGCGGCCTGTGGTGGATCAGGGGTGGGCGGAATGGCTCACGAAAGGAAAACCATGACTACCCCTGAGCGTGCAGCTCTGGTTGAGCGGGCCGCGCAAGCCATCTGCGAAACCACCAGCTCCGGCCGCATGTTCCCCTGGAACACCCTCACGGAGCAGGAGAAGGACGCGTGGCGGCGGATGGCTGACGCCGCGTTCGACGTCCTCGTTGAGGCATGGTTTCCGCCGTTCTGATGCCGAAAACACCTGAAACCCCCGCCGAGCACATCGAGTTCGCACGGGAAGAAGCCCGCCAAGCCGCATACGAGTCCGCGACCACTCACGCTCTGATCGCTATCGCCCAACTACTAGCCGAAAAGGACCAACAATGAGCAACCTTCGCCTCCCCTGCATGGACTGCGGGGAACCGATGAGCCGGATCTACCCGAACGCCCGCGAGGAATTGGCGTGGGCGCACACCTCACTGGAGGACGCGGAGCTGTGCCCTCGTGACCGATCGGTCCGCCCTTGGCCTATGCCGAAACTGGAGGACCAGCCTTGAGCCTGTCTGTGATTCTTGCTTCCCAGGCTCGTTTCCTCACTGAGAGCCCTGTTTGTCCGGCGTGTTTCCAGCCCCGCACCGAGCATTCCACCGACTGCAAAGGACACCACAAACGATGACTGACGTGCTGCTCGCAATGGCCGCCTTTGAACTGGAGAACGACGTCCGAAACAACTGGTGCCGCATCTGCTGGGACAAACTCGATGAATGTCCCGGCCACGTCGGGTACATGGAGATGTTCGGCCCGCCACCAACCGAGGAAGAGCGAGCCGCCTATGCCGCGGATCTGGAAGTGCGCCGGCGAGGTATTGAACGCCGCGCCGCAGCGCTTAATCACGCGGCAGTGAACCTCGGGTACGACAGCATCGAGGACCTTTGCGAGAAGGTCGATGTCGGGTCGGTTGTGCAGTCTGAACCTAACCAGGAGGGGGAAACGAATGACTGATGCTCGTGTGGCTGCGTGGATCGCCGCGTGGGACAGCCTCAATCAGGTAAACGAAACTTTGAAAGCTCAATACAGTCGCGGCCGCATCGAGGACCCCGACGAGTACCGTGCTGTCCTGCAAATGAGCGCAGACATCTACACCCACCTCGCCGACGTCCCAGCAGAGGTCGGAGTTGCCGCAGCGGAACTACTTGAACACCGCGAGAAGGAACTACGGGAACAGAAACGTCGGGAACAGAAAGAAGATATGTTCAGGAAGGCGTTCGACAAGTGAGCATGGACTTCCACCTCCCCAGGGCTGACCAACTCAAACTACAAGAGGCGCTCGGCGGAATCCCCACACTCATCGAGGACCTCGCCGTAACCATCACACGCCAAGCCCGCGTACAAAAACCCGGACTCGGGAAACTTCGAAGGCGGAAAGCTGAGGCGCGCATCCCGTTCCACATCGGCGCAGTAGAAGCCGCAGACGAACTGCACAACGCCCTGATCAAATGGGTCAGGTTCACCTGCGACGCCCGACAAACCCCGTACACCGAATCCAACGATGACATCACTCTGGCCCGCTGGCTGAGACGCAACGTGACCGCCCTCGCCCTCATCGAAGGCTCCGAAGAATCCTGGCCTGAAATTCACCACCGGATTGACGAGTGCCGCAAGCAGATCGACTTGCCCCCAGAGGATGACATCGTGATCGACCCGGAACGGGTCCGCCAGGCCAACCGTCAAATCCTCACCGCCGGCCAGATAGAAAAGATCGCCCCACGCCTCGGCGCACTCGGTGCAGGGCTGAACAAACGTCGGGTCCAGACCCTCGTGAAAAGCAAGCGACTGCGGCCCTGCGCAGTCGACGGAGAAGTCCGGTTCTACCGCCTAGGAGATGTGCTCGACGCGCACCACAGGCAACTACCACGCTCCAAGAAAACAACGTCTGAACAGGTAAAATTAGCAGAATGAGCCGGGTCTTTCGGGTGCATCTCAACGACGTCCTCGCTGCGGAATGCTGCCACCCCAACTGCTACGCGCCAGCCCTTACTGACATAGCCAGTCATGTGCCGTTGTGTGAGCGGCACATCATGGTTGTCTACCGGGAAGCCAATCTCATGCTCGCCAGCCATAGAGCTATGGAACAGGCATATGAACTTCTTCCATCAGAGGCTGAGTTCATCCCAGGCCCATGCCCTCGCTGTGGGGACAGTGGTCTACTTGCCCACTTAGCGAACGGGTTTGTGGTCTGCAAGGCGGCAGGGTGCGACTACGAACGATCCATGGTGGCGTTCTGCACTGAACGGAAGACACTGATGGGTGTAACTGCCGCAACTGATGACGTCGTGTACTACATGCGACTGGGAAACCGTGCCAAGATCGGTACCAGCCGAAACCTCAAGGCCCGCATCGGAGTGATTCAGCCAGAGGACTGCATGGGCTACGAACCGGGGGACCGGAAGCTGGAACGTAAACGTCATGACCAGTTCAAGCACCTGAGGGTGTCTGGTGAATGGTTCATGATTGGCCCCGACCTTGTGCGGCACGTGAACTCGCTGCGGATTGCATGAGCACAGCATTTAGTTGCTATGTTTGTCGCAATTGCCTTAACGGCAAAATTGCGCCGTAACCTTGCTGATTTGACAAACAAGGTTCGATATTCGTGCTAGGCTGTCGCCGTAGGCGCAGGTCACACTTCCTCGCCTGTTAAACGCCCCGGAACCTACCGGGGCGTTTCGCATTTCGGGAGGTGAACCCCCGTTGCCCACCTTCGCCACACCACGATCCCTCAACGACCGCATCACCGACGCTCTCCACAACGTTCGCCTAGCCCGCGAAGACGGAAACCCGAGCATTGTTGAGGCTGCGGAGAAACTGTTGGACCAGTTGTTGGATCGCGTTCCCCGCTCCACCAGCCAGGAGTAGTTGCCGTGCCGCTCAAACACCTCCGCATTTGCGACACCTGCGATCGTGTCCGTTTCGCCCCCTGCGGCAAAGCATGCCGAGTCCCCAACGATATCGATCCTGACTCGTGCGCGAATCAATCTGCAGGACGGTGCAGGAACGATCGGTGGCGAAGGGTGTGCCGACAGAATCAGCGACGGCCTCGCAGGCGAATATCCCAAATGAGCAGCCTCACAGACCTCACGGACTTCCTTAACCGCACGCTGAACAACCTGGTTCACCCCGGCGACGAAAACACCAAACCCTTCCCGATCCTCCTGCCGGGACTACGGCCTATCAGTGTCCCCCCGGAACTCGCCGGCCAGTTCGCTGAAGAATCAGGCCTACCGCACCTCGATACCCCGAAACTGGTCGCGGAAGCACTCGCCGCGGCGATCACACAAAACTATGTGATCCTCACACGCGAAGAAGCAGAACAGCTGCGCCAGAAAGCGGCCGACGCACCGACCGGGCACCGCGTCATCAACATCCGAACCACACCCACAGCCCCGCCCGTGCTGTCGATCACCATCGACAAAACAAGCAACGACGTCATCGTTCCCAAACGAGCCTTGCGGAAAGCGGTCGAACAGTGATCCACATCGAAGTTGACGGGAAAGTGCTCATGCACGCCGATCCCGGCCAGTGGACCACCACGCCACCTGATGTTCAAGCGGTCCAGAAAGCTGGACCCAACGAGCCTTGGATGCTGCCGATCATGGCCGCGCTAGCGAAGACGGCCACCCTCGCGATGGCCGGGGCGAAACACGAGGACACCACAATCCGCGTGACCACACGCAAGAACGGCTGGACGATGGACTGCACCAATGGATGAGGCAGCCCGCGCCCGCCAGGAGCTGCGCAGATCCAACGCCGCCCAGCCGCACCGAAACCGGCACCGCGAACGCAAAACCGGACGAACCACAGACCGCAACATCTGCTACTGCGGCGACGCGGACTGCCCAGACTGCGGCGAATGGTACGAGTGACGAACTGAGCCCACACATGACCGACGTCGTGATCAACGGAACCCGATACGTTCCCGAAACCACCAACGGAACTCCAATCGGAATCGGAGTCACCACCCGCAACCGGAACACCATCGCCGACGAGACAATCGCCCACATTCGCCGCCACACACCCAACGCCAAACTCGTCATCGTCGACGACGCCAGCGACGAACCATACCCAGCAGCGACCTACCGATTCACTCAACGCGCAGGCATTGCCCGAGCCAAAAACAAATGCCTCGAACTACTCAACGGCTGCGAACACATCTTCCTGTTCGACGACGACTGCTACCCCATCGCCGACAACTGGTACCAGCCCTACATCGACTCGCCTGAACCCCACCTGATGTACCAGTTCGTCGACCTGGCCAGCGGGCGGAAACTCAACGACGTCACGAAGGTCTACGACGACGGCCAACACTTCGCGCTGTCCGGGGCGCGTGGCTGCATGATCTACGTACACCGCAGCGTCATCGAACGCGTCGGCGGCCTCGACCCAGAGTTCGGCGGCTGGGGATGGGAACACCCATCGTGGTCCGATCGCATCTACAACGCCGGTCTCACCTCGTTCCGCTACGGCGACGTGTGCGGATCCAACAAGCTCATCCACTCCATGGACGAGCACCTGGAAGTAAAGCGTTCCGTCCCGACCGAGGAACGCAAAGCCGTCGCCGCCCGCAATGCCGAGTTGTACTGGCAGCACCACTACACCAGCAGCCACCACATCCCCGTAGTGGCACCCGACCGCCGCGTCGTGCTCACTTGCCTGCTGTCCAACAAACCTGACCCGCAGCGCAACACCCGCATGCGGCCCGACGTCAAACTGCTCGAAACGTTGATCACCTCCATCACTGGAGGTGAAACCGTTGTGCTGTGCGACAACCCACTCACCCACCCGCAGGCGTCATTCGAGCGAGTCACCAGCCCAGTCGATAACCCATACTTCGCGCGCTGGTACCTGTACTACCAATGGCTACGCGCCAACCCCGACGTCCAATGGGTATGGTGCGTAGACGGCACAGACGTCGAAATGCTCAACGCACCCTGGAAACACATGGAAACCGGGAAACTATACGTCGGCCACGAACCCGCCGTCGTGGGCATCGACTGGATGCGCGACAACCACAAAGCCACCCACCTGCAAACATTCATCGACACCCACGCCGACCACACCCTATTGAACGCGGGGATCGTCGGAGGTGACCGTGAAACCGTCTTGTCATTCACCCACGACATGATCGCCGACCACGAAGACCAACAACGACGCATCTGGCACAAAGAAGACACCAAAGGCACCATCATCGGTGACATGGCCACACTCAACTATGTTGCCTACACCAAACACGCAGACCGTCTCGTCTACGGGCCGCGCGTCGCCACCATATTCAAAGCCAACGAACGCAACCCGTGGAGCTGGTGGAGGCACAAATAAACATGGACCAGAACCTGAAACCCGGCGACGACGTATGGGTTGACTTCGACGGACTCGAACACGAAGGCACCGTCGAGAAAATCCAAGCCGGAGGCTGGGTCAGATGCTCCATCGTCATCGACCCCGAATACGACTACGGCAGCATCACACCACGACTCGCACCACACATCACCGTCGCCGTGAAAACCACACACATACGACCAAAGACCTCGTGAACAACGCCCGCCCAGCCGGAGCAACGTGGAGGCATACAAATGGGCCTCGCAACCATCACCATCCACCAGCGAACCGTCCACAAACAATTCCACCAACAAACCGCGTGGGAAAAAGAACTACACGCCTACCAAACACTCCCATGGGCCACACCCAAACTCATCAACCACGGCCACATGTGGATCGAAACGGAACGTTGCACACCCATCCTCAACCTGCACCCCAACTGGTCACGCCGCTACGCTGAACCGCTCTGGGACCTACTCACATCCATCCACCAATCAGGATGGTGGCACTGCGACCCATGCCTCATCAACGTTGTCATCCACCCCGACTGAGGCGCGCTGCTCATCGACTTCGAAAACCTCACCCCGGCAACCGGTGACCGCTCCTACGACCTGCACGGCGCACGCGCCGCCGGCGTTCAGCCAGCGTGGCACGGGCTAGGACCAGACGGAGTCCACTGGGGAGGACCGTGGGACACATGCCCCGGACCATACTGGGACCACACATGACCTACACCATCGGCATCGTCGCCCACACCTCACCGCCGCAGACAAAGCCGCAACCGAACGCAACAAGCAGCGCTTCGAACGGTACCTACAGGCAACAACACCCGAACAAATCCGGGCACTAACCGCCGGTCGATGAGAGGAACAGTCATGGCCGAAGCAGCATCTACCATCACCGTCGCCGTAACCCCCGACATGATCTCCGCTATGGATTCCGTGCGGGAGCTGATCTTTCAGTACAGCGAATGGCTCGACGCCGACCAGCACCTCATCGTCGGAGACGTCGCATCCAGCGACAAGCGCAGCCACGCCGAACTTGTCGACACCTTCCTGAAAGAACACACAGCCAGCGGGCAATGACCTCGTTCGCCATCGGGATCGTCGCCCACACCACACGCGCAGAACAAGCCCACCAACTCATGGAAACCGTAGGCGCCGCATACATGAACATCGACAACGGCGCACTCGGATGCGAAAACAACCACCGCAAAGTCTGGCAACACCTCACCCGCCACAACACAAACTGGCTCGTCGTACTCGAAGACGATGCAATACCGTGCAACAACTTCCGCGACCAGCTCCACGCCGCACTAACAGCGGCACCCACCCCAGTAGTCTCCCTCTACCTCGGACGCGAACGGCCACGCGAATACCAACAACGCATCGCCAAAGCCACCGACACCACAGCCCACTGGCTCACCTGCCGGCGCCTACTCCACGCAGTCGGCACAGCCATCCACACCGACCTCGTACCCCACATGCTCAACAACCTGCCCAACGGCAAACCCATCGACGAAGCAATCACCACATGGGCACGCCGAGCCGGACACACCATCGCCTACACCTGGCCCTCACTCATCGACCACGCAGACACGCCGTCACTCACCGGCCGTCGCGGACCAGCGCCCGGGCGCGTCGCATGGAGACACGGCGACCGCGACCAGTGGACCAGCGAGGCACACCCGCTCTGACCTGCGCAGCAAACACCGCGCGGCGGCAAAACCGCAGGTCAGAGGGGGTGGGGGGGACCCCCGGCAACCCCCCGACCTGCTCCCGATGGCAT